ATGAAATCGTTAAAGGAGATTTTTAGAATAGGAAAAGGCCCCTCAAGCAGCCATACAATGGGACCTGCGCACGCAGCAGAGATATTTGCACGCCGAAATCCAAACGCAAAGGCGTTCGAAGTAACGCTCTATGGCAGTCTGGCGGCAACAGGAAAAGGGCACCTTACCGATGAGGCAATTATCGAAGTGTTGTCGGAAATAGCCCCCGTTGAGATAGTATGGCAGGCAAAGACTGTGCTGCCCTACCACACCAACGGTATGCGCTACAAGGCATTCGATGCCGAAAAGCAAGTCGTTGATGAATGGGTGGTGTACAGTGTAGGCGGCGGTGCCCTGTCGGAAGGCAAGGGAAAGGACGATATGTTCTACACGACGCCTGTGTATCAGCTGTCTAATATGAAGGAAATACAGGAGTGGTGCGAAAAGAACGGACGCGGTTTTTGGGAATATGTAGACCACTGCGAGGGTGCGGAAATATGGGAATACCTGCACGAAGTGTGGACGACGATGTGCCACGCAGTAGAAGAAGGCTTGGAAAACGACGGCGTTCTGCCTGGGCCACTGAACCTTTCACGCAAGGCAGGCAAGTATTACATAAAGGCGCAGAGCTATAAAACCAGCCTGCAATCACGTGGTCTGGTATATGCTTACGCACTTGCGGTAAGCGAGGAAAATGCTGCTGGCGGCACAATCGTTACGGCTCCGACTTGCGGGTCGTGCGGTGTAATGCCTGCCGTGCTCTATCATCTATACAAGGCACACCAGTTTTCTGAACGTAAAATACTCCGTGCTTTGGCAACGGCAGGACTTTTCGGAAACGTAGTAAAAGAAAACGCCTCTATCTCAGGTGCTGAAGTGGGCTGCCAAGGCGAGGTCGGCGTGGCTTGCGCAATGGCTTCGGCAGCAGCGTGCCAGCTCTTTGGCGGCACACCATCACAAATAGAATATGCTGCCGAAATGGGATTGGAGCACCATCTCGGTATGACGTGCGACCCTGTTTGCGGTTTGGTGCAGATACCGTGCATAGAACGCAATGCCTTTGCAGCCTGCCGAGCACTCGACGCTCAACTTTACGCCAACTTCAGCGATGGTCGCCACCACATTTCGTTCGATAAAGTGGTGCGCGTGATGAAACAAACAGGACACGACCTGCCTTCGCTCTACAAGGAAACCAGCGAAGGAGGCCTTGCGCACGACTTTGAATGGTAAGACCGAACCAAATAAAAAGAAACTTCGATGCACCCGATAAACCAAGTTATCAATGCATCGAAGTTTTTTTTTATCTTTCTTTTTAAATCTGACTAAATCTTCAAAAACTTCTTCACCCTATTATAATACTGTTGGGTTTTGCTCTTACTGAAGTTCACTCCACCGTGCCACATTCGAATGGCTCTTTCGATATTGTTGCTTACATTGTGGCGCGATTGGAACAAAACGAACATCTCTCGCGACTTATTCGGGCTAAAACGGTCGGCAAGCGTATAACGTTTCGTGCTGCCCTTACTCTTCAGTATGCTGTTGCATTCTGTAACAATACCCTTTGAAATCTGCAAAATGCCTGCGTGTGGTCCGTTCACAGCCTTTGCATTTCCTTTGCTTTCTACGTGCATAATAGCATCCATCACGGGTCGCCAGTCAAAATTTCCAATCCCTATGGCTGTCTCTGCACTCGCAGAGCCTGCTGCCAAAATCATTAAAAATCCTACAATTAATACTCTTAAAATTCTCATTATATCTAATTTTCCGAAACCTACAAACTTGCCATAAGATAGGCAAATTATGCGGTAAGACGGGCGTGAGAATCGGCGCGCACAAACCTCGGTTTCATATTAACGGGTGCAAAGGTACAAAAATAATGCCTGATAATCAAGCTATTAAGTATTACTTAACAAATTTACATATACAAACGGTTGTATTATAAGCTTTGTTTAAAAACCTTAAATTGCTTGGTTTTCTCAATAATTATAAATCTTTACATTCGTTTTGTGAAGTATTTTGTAGAAGGTAAATTTTGCCAATTGCAAACTTTGCAGTATCTTTGCAATCAACTTATTGGCTCCGTAGCTTAGCTGAATAGAGCGCAGGATTCCGGTTCCTGAGGTCATGGGTTTGAATCCCATCGGAGTCACAGAAAAGGAGATTTGAATATTTCGCTTACCTGCTGAAAATGAGCATATTACAACTGATGGCCAAATAGTTATAATGAAAGGTGGGGCTAACGCAAGGAGAGCAATAGCGGACATTAACGGACAATAGCGGACATATTCTTGTACCCGATGTGATACCATCTGTGATACCAAAAACAATAGAAACAATGAAGTATGCAATGGTTAGGCTGGTGTTTGACAGGAAACACGTAGCGACAAAGAACAAAACAGGGTTGGTGCAACTCGAAGTAACGTATAACAGGAAACGCAAATGGTTCTCGACTGGAGTAAAAGTGTACGCTGACCAATGGAACGAGCGATATAAGGTTGTCAATTCGCCCCATACTTTTGAATACAACGACATTTTAGACGCACAGTTAAAACAGGTGCAGGATTTTATAAAAGACGGAATACAGCGCAATGTTCCATTCTCGTTCGATGAGCTTACCAGTTATATGAAGCGTAGCGGAGGAAGCGATAACCTTACATTCGTAGAATTTATTGCAGAACGCCTGCTTGACAGGGGCGACATCAGAGAAACGACAAAGAGGACGCACAGAACACTTCTAACTGCACTTGAAGAATTCAAGTACATAGAATATTTTGCAGACATCACGACGGCTAACATTACAAGATTTGATGACTGGTTGCACAGTAAGAACTACCTGCAGACAACCATCTACGGTTACCACAAGCGATTGAAAGCATACATTAACGAGGCTATCAAGTTTGACTATCTCACTGCAAACCCATATCGCAAGCTGAAAATAGAACGTGGCAAGGCAAAGGGTATCAGATACCTCACAATGGACGAACTGAAGCAGATAGAAAGCTGTACGATAACAGACAAAGCCGTGGAGCGTGTCAGAGATTTGTTTGTTTTCCAAAGCTATACTGGGCTTTCGTATGGAGACTTGGCAAAGTTCGATTTTTCCAAAACAGAGAAGCAAGGGGATTGCTATGCAATCAGGGATACAAGACAGAAGACAAACGAGGATTATTTCGTGATGATACTCGACAAGGCTATGGCGGTGTTGGAAAAGTATGACTACAAGCTGCCTGTCATAAGCAATGAAAAGTACAACCAATATCTGAAAGTCGTTGCGTCGTACGCAAAGATAGATAAACCTATTTCCACGCACTGGGCAAGGCATACCTACGCCGTTATGGCTTTATCGCTTGGCGTGAAGATGGAGCATATCTCAAAGATGCTTGGGCACTCGTCTACAAGAATAACAGAAAGCACATACGCAAAAGTATTGGCTGCCGACATTCGGAAAGATTTTGAAATGCTGCAGGCGAAATTGAAAAAGTAACCGACAAAAAGTTTTTCTTTTGTTGTTTTTCTTGCGCTTGTCATTCTGTTAAAAAGGGTGAAAAATAAAAAGAAAAACGATTTTTGAAAATTTTTGTCTCGCGCGTATAAGAATAAGAAGAATATTTTCTTTTTCTTTTATATATTTTCTTTTTATATATAATTATATCCTAACCGCACGCGCACGCGAGGGATTAACGGAATGAAACTGATTTAAACAAAAATAAAGCGTTTTCGGGTAAATTGTTAAATCCAAAATCAACAAATAACAAAGTGCGACAAATAGGGAACATTTAAAACTCAAAAAATATTGAACTTTATAAAGAGTTTATAATAAATGTATTATACGGTACTGCGACAAATAGGGAATATGTTTTAACTTTTGTTTGAATATTATTATAAATTAAACGTATTCAGTTATTTATAACAAAGTGCGACAAATAGGGAATATTTTTTAAATGTACCAAAAATCAAATGTTAAACGAGCATTCCGCAAAATCTTGTATATTGGCTCAAAATAGCTAACTGCGACAAAAAGGGAACATCTTTTCACAGCTATTCATATACTATCATAAGTACAACATATACAAGTAGTTACAAATAGATACGACAAAAAGGGAAGATGTTTTGAGCAAACAATAATAAACATTATAATATATTGATAATAAGGTAATTATGTAAAAGTGCGACAAATAGGTAGGTTTTAACAAAGTCTATAGTAGACAGAAGTAGACTTGCGTTGTCGGTTAATACTTAAAGTGTAGGGCGGTAAAATTGACTGTATCTTCGCAATCATAAAAGAGAAATTTGGTTATGACAGAAGAGATAAGATACAAAGGTTTTACGGCTCACGGTTCAGACTACGACTGCAGCGACGGAGAGTTGGCTGCTGTACTCGGTTTAGTTCCTGACAATGTTAATGGAAGTGGAGGTGTCAGCCTCTCTCCTGTTCAGCGTGCTAAGACATTGTTTAAGCTGAGAAATGCGGACAGCGCGGTGTTATTTGCGCATCGCGGCGACAGGTTTACGAATTACATTGTTATTGATGTGAGTGGAACTTCTTTGCAGGGCAGCAAGAATAATCTGTACCGCTCGGGGCGTTTGTCTTGGACAACCAACGGCAGCAACTTGTATGACTTGTATGATTTGGGCAGTGATGGTTTATACCAGGTTACTGCACTTGGCAATACGCTTATGCTGCTTACCACTTCGGGGGTGAAGTATTTCTTGTGGGAACAAGCAAAAAGCACTTATAAGCCTTTAGGCTCTGAAATCCCTGACATATCAATTCGTTTTGGTTTACAAGGTTCATTGGAACGCAGCGACAAGTTGGACGTGTCGATTGTGAACTTCGATGAAAACGTCAAGAAAGCGTGGGAGTCTTTCTTAACCGAAAGACTGAACGGAAAATCAACCTTACGCCTGAAAATCAGGGAATCAGAGAAGAAAGAGATAACGGATTACGTGCTGGGCTATGTGAATAAGTTCATAGCCGAGAACTACGAAAAGAAAGGTAAGTTTATCTATCCGTTCTTTGTCCGTTATGCTTATCGGTTATATGACGGCAGCCTGACAAAGCATTCTGCGCCTATTCTGATGATTCCATCAACGAATTGTTCGCCTGCCTGCGTCGAGGAGGGTACAAACTTCTACAAGGTTGGCGATAAGGTTTTCTTCGAGGAAAAGAAAGTGGACTATCGGATTGTCGGTATGACGTGCGACTTGGACTATATGGTGCAGAGCGATTTAAGCAAGCTGAAAGATTGGAAAGACATTGTAAAGTCGGTAGATGTTTATGTATCTGCTCCTGTTTATACCTACAACCAAAATGGCGATGTGGAGTATTTGAATATTACGCCGATAAGTTCTTCGGATATGAGGAATACGAAGTCTGCGTGCAGCTTGGTTGGCGTGCAGGAAAGCGACGAGTACAGCGAGTGGGATTGGTATGAGGCTTATAGTAGAAAGTATCAGCCGACTATAACTCCTCCTAATGCCGATATTATGTTTAAGGCCAGCTTGGAGTTGCCCAAGGTGTCTTCCAAGACGGTGGTGGAAAACATTAAGACGTGCCGCGACTTCTATTTGCTTAAAAGTATCAATATTGAAGAGCTGGTGGCGCACAGTCGCAAGACGATAGATATTGACGAGTACTTCTTTCGGTCGTTGGTAAACCGACAGCACATGACGGACGATTACGACAGCCACGACAAGCTAACGGCAAAGGCGGCGTTTGTGTATAACCAACGCTTGAACCTTACAGGCTTGACAAAAAGACTGTTTCGCGGCTTTTCTCCTGCAGATGTTAATACACTCGTTAATAGCAGTATAATAAAAGCTTTGAGCTTTAGACCGATTAAAGTGCGTGCGTATGTGTTTATCAAGCAGGCAGGGCGAGAGATTGTTGTTGAAAGCGATGTTAGCGAGGCTTTTTACAGTGTTCCGTTTTACTACTTCTATTATCCCAATGCAAACGCCTACAAGGCTGTTATCCGTGTTCAGGGTGCGTGGAAACAGGGTGCGTGGGATAGCACTGCAGAACGACGCTTTGAGTTGTTTCTGGAAAGCCACATCGGACTAAATGGTGCTTTTTGGTTCGGTGATTTCAGAACGTTGGGAGAAATGGAAGAATCGTGGAGAGGTATTCCTGATACTTCCGACATTGACACAACAATCGACATAAAGAGCAAGATATACACCTCAAAGGTGAATAATCCCTTTGTGTTCCCAGTACTGGGGATAACGACCGTGGGGGTTGGCGAGATATACGGTATCTCCACCGCTGCGAAAGCGTTGTCGGAGGGACAGTTCGGACAATTCCCCCTATATGCTTTCACTTCTGACGGCGTATGGGCGTTGGAAGTGGCGTCTAACGGCTCTTATTCGGCACGACAGCCAATAACGAGGGACGTGTGTGTGGATAAGGATAGCATCACGCAGATAGACAGTGCGGTGCTGTTTGCCACGGAAAGGGGCATAATGTTGCTGTCGGGTGCGCAGAGTACGTGTATTTCCGATGTGTTGGACGGAGAAGTACCTTTTGCCTTGAACACTTTACCACACGGAGAAGATATAGTAAGGCTTGCAGATTTGCAAGATAACCAGTTCGAGTATGTGCGGTTCAAGGATTACATCAAGGACAGTGGTATGATTTACGACTATTCACACCAGCGTATTATCCTGTTTAATCCAACAAAGGCGTATGCTTACGTATATTCGTTGAACACTAAGATGTGGGGCATTATGGAGAGTAGCATCGTCCACGGTGTAAATTCATATCCACAAGCGTTGGCAATGAATAGCGACGGCAGTTTGACAGATTTGTCAAGTTATGACAACACAGAAGAAACAAAGGTGCTGTTCGTTACACGACCGCTGAAATTCGGTGCTACCAATGTTCTGAAGACGATAGAAAGTGTTATTCAGCGTGGGCGTTTTACTAATGGTAATATCAAGACGGTGCTCTATGGTTCGAGGAACTTGGAAACTTGGTCGTTGGTATGGTCATCGGAAGACCACTATCTGCGTGGTTTCAGCGGTTCGCCTTATAAGTATTATCGTATTGTAGGATTCGGCAGTCTGTCTGTAGGATACAACATTGACGGAGCAAGTGTTTCTGTTCGCGGCAGATTCAACAATCAGCTGCGTTAATAGATAAATGATATTTGTAACAGAATAGGTTTAGTTTTGCAGGTGTATGGCAGAGATAATATTGAGTATCAAAAAGAAAGACGTTTACAACGAAGTGGCGAAAATAAGTAGCTACGTTGGCGCAAAGAGTGAGAAAAACAGCGAGGACACGGATATGTACGCCCGTGTGTTCGCTACGGACAGCGACAGGGAAATGCTGGATAGGTTTTGGGAGGACTGCTGCGGAAAGGTAGCAGAGGAACTTCAAAGGTTTATCGTGGATATTGCAAATGCAGACACAGGCGAAGTTTCCCTCACAGTTGAATCTTTGTACAACAAGAGCGAGAAAGATGGGTTAAGGGCAAAAATCCTACAAAAAGACCTGTTCAGTTGCTTTGTAAACTTCATCCTCTATAAATGGTTTGAACTCACGGAAAGAGAGCGTACAGAGTATTATTTTACCTGTTACAAGGATTTTGTAAAGGGTGTAAAACGGAAGTTGTCTGTGAAGTATACACCCGTTAAACGTGATTATGATTATTAAGTTATGGCAAAGAAAGAGATAAAGCTGACTATCAAGATTGGCGAAGTGTTTTACGACATAGCCAACAAAACCTACCTTGCTGGTCGCACAGCTATGGAGGGCGATAAATACAAGGAAGCAGCCGACGCTGTTACAGATAACAGCGCAGAATGCGAAAACGAGCTTTACAGAAACATTCAGAGCTGCATCAGCTTGCTGTGTGTCCATTTAGGCAAATATATTAAGGCGTATAACAAGGCAGAGGACGTAAGTAATGTTCTTAAGAATAATTTACTGAAAACGGAGGAAAAGGGCTATGTTCTTGTTTTCAGCGTTCCAAACAATTTCAACCATTCATCTGTTGATTTCATCGCAACGAGCATTCACGACTATATCGTGAACTATTGTATCGGGAATTGGTATCTGAAGACAAACAAGGAAGAAGCTGACAGTTATTATAAAATGGCTAACAGTCTGCTGCCGCAAATGTATGAGGCATTTAGTAAAAGGGTGCGCCATAAACGTGGCGAGGGATTTTAACGTGTAACACAAAAAAGGATTTACTATGATAATAGATTGTGGCTGCTGCGAGGCTTCGATAGCCGCGGTAAACAGAGAAAAGAAAGAGGTGGCATTACTGTTTAAACGTGATGAACTGCTACACGATGTTACCAATAACAGCTGGGTGTTGAGCGAGGTGTCTGCTTCGGAGAACGTAAATGCGAAGCAGGAACTTGCAGACATCGTACAGGACGGCAATATAGACAGGGTTGTGCGTGTTTTAGGTCTTGCTCATCAGGAATGCGTGGATATTCTCTATCCATATACTCACGACAACATTGCAGGAGGTGAGCAAATGAATGACGTTTTTTCAGACCCCAACAACTACTCCATTGCGATGCGTGTGCCTACAACGTTCTCACGCACCTCGTTAGAGTATTTGGAGCACCTCATACACGAATATCTTGTGTGTAGGGTGATAGAAGACTGGGTAAGCATTGTGATGCCCGACCGTAAGGTTATATGGACAGAAAAAATACAGGATATAAAAGATAAAATAATCAGTTGTTTAAGCAGGCGCAGTGGCCGTATCAGACGGTCGCAAAGTCCATTTTAGTTTTTTTGTTTGTTTTATTAAATGGAAGTGGGTGTCCCTTTGTTGGCGACACCCACTTTTTGTTGCTACAAATCTTTGTATTCCACCTTTGCATCGAAGCAAGGGCATTCTTTTATACGCTCCCACACATCGACTTTGCCGTTGCCGTTCTTATCGGGCGAGAAATCTCTGTGCCCCTGTATTATCGCCTTTGGGTATTTCTTCTTCAATAGCGACAGTAATTTGCGCAAGGACAACTTCTGCAACGGAGTGCGGTTGTCCACTGCCTTTCCACTCTCACCGATGCCACCAACATAGGCAACGTTGATGCTGATACTGTTGTAACCTTTCACGCCATTGCTTACATTGTCCTCTGCCAACAGTTGGTGTATCTTTCCGTCCGCCGTTACCACATAGTGGTAGCCAGGGTTCTTCCAACCTTTACGCTTGAACTCGCTAAGCAGTATTGCTACTGTTGTGTTCTGATTGCTTGCTGTGCAGTGCACAGCAATATACTTTATATCTCTCATATTTTTCCTTTCTTTAAAAAGTACCCCTACTTATCGCAAGCAAGGGTACGGTAGATAATAAACATAAAACGTATGCTACAAAAATCTAAACCAAATATAATGCATATGCCAACGCAGTACCGAGTACCGCACCGTAATACCACGTCAATACATTCTGCCAGCTCCATTTGGGAGCGTGAACATCACCTTTGCAGATGAATGTTCGCACCGCTTCACTGCCAAAGGCGAAAATAGTGGTGGTTATCAGTACGTAGCCGACAATATTCAGTAGTGGAGTGCCTGCGTCAAGGCATAACTCTTGCCATACCATAAAGAATGACAACACGATACTTACGAATGCAAGGAACACCTTGCTTGTTAAAAACTTTTCAATGTACTTCATTTTCTTTTTTACCTTTTTATTTGTTAATATTATTTTCTTCCGCTTTGTGCGCTATGTAGCTTGCGACAAAGGGTATCTTCTCAACCACTTGAATGCTGACAATGTAATACAGTATGTCAAATAATTTATACATACTACTTGTTTTCGGACAGCAATTTCTGCAGTTTCTCAATATATTTATAGAGAAGACCCACGTGGTAATGATGCTAATAATACTCACACACGTGGCGGCTTCGCTGTCTTTGTGTATGAAATGTCCGACGACAAACAATGCCATAACGAGCACGAAGTAGACGAAACACTGTACGAGAAACCTCGTTGCTTTGTTCATCTTCCAGCCATTGCCGTTGATGATGTCTGCCAGCAGCCCAAACAACCCATTCATCGCCAACAACACTACCATACCAATGAGTATGTCTTGTATTGGTGAGAACAGCGTCAATAAGCAGCTGAACAACATCGCAATAGCAGTTCTTAAAAAATCTACCATATATATCACCTCCTTTTATATTTCATATATTTTACATTCGGTATTCCAATCTCTGAAAGTGTTATTTTTATAGTATCCTGCCACCGTTAGCACATATAGCCCATTTGCATCGACAATAGGGCGGATTTCCCTGAATATCTTGCCATGTGTATTATAGCGGTGCAATTCCTTAATAAGGGAAAAATCGTTAAGCGAGTACATTTCCAACACATCGCTGTCTGACACACTGTCATACCTACTCACAACGACCTTATTAGCACCTATGAAGCTCATTCCATTATGATACCCACTACCTGTGTAAAATGGTGCTTCGCTTGTGCATATCTTATGTTGTGAACCGTCTTTATATACAAAATAATCAGCAGGAGCGGAATTATGCGCAAAGCGACAAAATGCAATAATGGGTTTGCTTTTCTCGGATATTGCTAAATCAAGCAGGCGTTGTGTGCTGTTTTCCGCAATAAGAATGGAGAAATTATCCTTATTCACACCTCCCCCCATAGCACCGAGTGTAGTACTGCCATCAGAATTGTATATTTTACCGTCCCTTGCGTCAATGAAGCCTTGCCTTATATTTGTATCTCCCATTGTTGGGTTAGAATACATCACAATGCGTATGATATTCTTATCATCACTGACAGGGCGGAAAAGACAATAATATTGAAGGTCAGATGCTATAACGTCAATAGGTGCGCTCCATTGCTCACCGTCTGCTGACTTTACACATTTCCAATGTGAATATCCGATAACGCTACCATCTCGGAAAAAGATGTAATAAGTGTCATTTACTAATAACGCTTGAGCATAAGAACAGCCCTTTGTTGCAGCTTCAATAGCTATATCGTTTCCAAAATCATCTATATCGCCCGCCTTAGTAGATATTCTCACGTGAAGATAATTCGTTGCTCCGTGATTGCCGTCAGAAACAACCATGATACGGCCGTCTTTCATTTCCAAGACAGCGCAAGCAGAGTGGTCATCATATTTCTTTGCGTTATAATATTTCAAAGGACGTTTCTTTACGAAATCTCCACAATACTTAGCAACACCTGTTCTATTGGTATTGTCTACATACCCAAATAAAAGTGGTCGCATTTGTTTTCCACAGGTAATTGCCTGTGGGTAATACCACCATGTCCACATCATATTGTCCGCTCCATCGTCTTGCTCATTTATATTGAACTCTGTTTGTGCAAGTTCTGCTTTCTCCAACCGAGACTTGAAATCTGATACTTCCTTGAAATTTCTCTCAACCTTATGTCTTAGAATATCAACGTTAGACTTTACTGTTATAGATGTGTTGGCTTTGCCATTCACAACCAGATATCCATCTACTTTTGCAATAACATCTCCAATAAACGATGTGTTCATTTCCGTACAGAACAATATCTTATAAGTCTCGTCTAACAGTGCATAAGCACGTGGAGAACTTCCACCTGATGCCTTGTCGAGTGTAATAACATCGCCTGCCTTTACACTTATCATCCTGCAACACCACGAGCCTGACGACTGAATCTCCGTATTCATTATACTCCCAACAACTCCATTGCTATAATAGCCTTTACTGTCTAATTTATAGGTAGTTGCCGTATTATCACTTATGATGTTTTCGATTGACTTTTTGTTTTCAACCAAGAACTTGGAGTTATTCAACAATTCTTCGTATTTTATCTTCTGCTGATACAGTTCCACATTGCCATATACGGTGATAGTAAATACTATTTTAGCAGCTTTTTCATCAGTACTAATATCACTTCCATTGTTTAGCACCCCCTTATTGAGTACTATTTCCGAACTGTCTAAAATAGCATAGCTAAACGATGATGAGCTTTTACAGGTGTACTTTGTATTTGGAAGAATAGCACCACCTGCTATTTTCCAACTGTCACTCATAACAATATCGTTACCAACGGCTTTTCCCACATCGCCAAAAGAAGCATACTTCTTTCCCTTCTGCTCGGTGATGGTGGAAAGTATTAAACTATCAGATATGGTATCACTTATATTCCTTAATTCATCGATAGACGGCTCTGATATAGATATTGCAGAAATAATGGCATTTGCATCAGATGATTTCAAAGAAATACACACATATCCATCAATATTCATTACTATTTTTTGTCCTACAGTATTTCTGATAAGCGAAGATGCTTTTGGTTCTTCACTGTAAATGTAAATGCCATCAACAATAACAGGAGACTTAACTTCTATTATTGCCCCCTTTTTTAGCATAAAGGGTTTAATGGAGGTGAAAGATGCGTTCTTGTACGTATTACCATCACCACTTATATTGTACCTGTCTCCGACTAAAATGTTTTCTCTTCTTATCTTCAATTTTCCAGATATTGACCTCTCTAATTCAGAAAGGTCGATATCTCCGACCTTAACCCAATTGCTCGTGTCGGTACTCCATTCGGGTGTTATACATTGCCACGACACGTACTCCTCGTTTTTCGAGTCAATGAATTTGATTTCTATACCACCTTTTCGGAAATGAAGCGGTACAGCATTGACGGCTTCTTGCAATGCGTATTTTGCACCTCCGTTGCTTGCGCTGACATCATATTGCGATATTATCTTCGCAACGGCTGCCTGCGACATAACTTTTGCCGTGTCAGTGCCTGCTTCTTGCACGATTGGCAGACCTCCCGATATTACCATATTTCTAATTGCCTCTGCATTTTCGTCGGCTTTCTTCTTGGCTGCATCAGCTATCTCTTTTATTTTTTTTGCGGTTGTAGAAACGAAAGGAATCATATTTCCGTTTTTCCACGTGTACATTTCACCACTTGTGCAGTGGTAGAAGATAACACCCTCTTTAGGAGTAACGCCGTATGCAGTTGCTCTTCCATAGTTGTCAGCATCGTAAACATTGGCGTAATAACTGTTATCGGAGCGAGTGAGGAAGATTTTCTTTGTTCTGTCCCATACAATCTCTCCACTATCAACAGGTGAACCCACCGCTACCGCTGCGTTGTCCACGTAGTCATCGAAAGGAAGAACCTTTGGAGTTTCTCTACTAGGCGGAAGTCCTTTAACACGTAAGTTACCACCAACACACAAGTCGTTTCCAACAATCAAATCGCCGTCGAAAGTATTTGCTGTTCTTCCTCCAACAGGGGTGGTGTCGCCTTTATTCTGCCATACTCGCTCCCATTTGTTCCAAACGTATTCTACGCTGCCTATAAACAGATAGTCGCCCTCGTTGCCACCGTTGGGGTATTTGCTGTATACCTCTTCAATGTTTGAGAAACTTCCAAGGTTGTTGATTTCTCTTACGCTATTGACAGGTACAACTGCAGCTGGTTTTTCGGTAGTCCATTCCAATGAGAATGGATTCCAATAATAGTTTTCCGTTCCTATGGTAACATAGTCTCCTTGTACGCCGCCTAAAGGGTGGGTTGTGCGTACTTCTTCTATGCTGTTGAAATTTCCAAGAAAATTATCCATATACAATTTTATATATGTTATTTTAATTCAGATAAGTTTTTATATATTGCAAACATCACTTTTGCCTGTTCGACCTCGGATAATGATGTAAGCACAAGATAAGCGCAGTAATAAACTACAGAATCTACGAGTTTTTCTGATATTCCTATTCGCTCGTTTTCAATACGTGGGACAGGAATGTAGCGAGCAAGCTTTACCGCTACGTCATTAGATGTGCAAGAATAGAATTCCAATATTAAGCCGATAGGGTGCTGCACGATGGCTACAACAGGACGTTGAGGATTACCGCCGATACCTGCAAACCTGCTATTCTGCTGCTTATAAATCGGGTCTGTTTCCGTAATGGCTTCCACAACAGGGTAGCTCCAATCTGACATTTGGAATGTTACAAGGCGCAGAAAATCTTCGGGTAGTTGTGTAAAGCCCCAATGTTTAGTTTTAGACGAACTCCAAGCCACGGCAGTGGAAAAGCCTTTGCCACTATCCAACAGGTGGCGAGGGGCATTTACCGTAACAGCACGAGCAGCGTCTTCTATCTTGCTCTCGATGAGTGCGTCGATACTCAACGTGTCCACATCGTCAATCAATGCGGCAAGTGGCGCACTGCTATTGTTCTTGTCAATAGCAATGCGCACTTCACGCACTAAATCTGCAACTTTGTAAATCATTACAATTGTACTTTAAAGTCCTACAAAGCGAATATTTTTAGTTTCTGCAAAGGCGTTTGCTGCCTTTTTGCTGCGCAACTGCTGTTTATTCGCATCGTCAAAGTTGCTAACGAGATAGTCTACTGCTTCCTCGAGACTGCCTACTTCTACTTCTGTGAAGTTGTCTGCAACATCTTCATTGTCGGTAGATATTTCTTGAGTTTCCTCTGATTCCGCCTTTGGGTCTTCGATGTCAGTCTCATCGATTAGCTGCACTCTGCCGCTCTTGAAGTGCAAACTGTTCTCCAATGCGAACTGTATAATCTCATTTTGCGTGGTGAAAGCTGCTGGGCGAATACCTGTGCCAGAGATTGTGCCTCCACTGAAAGGGATTTTCATAATGCGACCTGCGACTGGCAGGAGTATCTCCCATTCTGTCATATTATATGCGCCATATACTTTTTGCTTCATAACTGTTTCTTTTAAAAATATGGGGAGGCGAGTATGTCTCAACCTCCCCTCTGTTACTAATTTTAAAGCATCAACACATTAAAGATCTAATACTCCCTCGTACTTCTCCCAAGTGCCAGTGCCGCCACCTTTCTTGTAAATCCAAGTTTCACCCTTTCGTGCTTTCTTGTCAATTCCAGGGCAATCGACAACCAGGTAATATACCTTTCCGTCTACGAGGTCATCACCAGTAGGTGCTTTGTCAGACTTCCAAACACCGTAGCTTGTTGCATCAGGTGCTTTTGGAGTGCCCTCTCCGTTGATGAAGATGTGGCAAGCTCCCTTAAGTGCTAATGCGTCCCATACAATGATGGTCTCACGCTTTGCCTCGTGCTCCTCTACATTCTCTGTGTCAGAGTGTTCGGCACTGCGAACATAGTGTACAAGGCGGCCGTAGCCCAAGATAGCAGCACTGTTGCTGTAACCAATGCGGTCGAGTGTTGGGTCGTGCTTGAAGTCGAAGTCTCCAAACACTGTGTGGAAGCGTGTAACGCTCCAGCCTAAGCTATTTGTTTCGACCTTGATTTGGACTTCTGGGTGCTTTGAGAAGTCTATGCACTGAATGTTCTCAAGGAAATTCTTTCCGCAAAGGCAAAGAGCACCCTTTGGAACGTCGGCACCTGTATAGAAGAGTTTGCCAAGACCTACGAAGTCCTCGTACTCCCATTTACCCGTATGCTCCATTTCACGCTTGAAGTACCAGCGTATTCCTTTCATGAAGTAAACCATTTGTGTTCCTGTCTTTTCGTCCTTGACAGGCATCTTTCCTCCACGACCAATCCACAATGAGCGGTTGGTGGCATGCTTGAACTTGCGAATAGCGAGTTCGGCAAGCAACGCCTGTGTGAATGGAATGCGTTTCTTTTGACTATCGAAGTAGTCAGAAACGATACGTGTAAGCCCACGCTTCTGTAAAGTTACGAGAGTTGGCACGGGAACGAACGTATCAGGCGGTACAACCTTTTGAGTTTCGTGCAGTGCGTTTGCGAGAATGTCAATCTTTGTACCCTTTGGAATTGCAGGAGTTTGACAATATTCGCTGGTAGGACTCTGACGTGGACCGTTTACACAACGAACGATAGGATTGTCGCTTGCGTCTCTACCTGTTACATAGAGCTGCAAGTCAGAACCTGCATCTTCCTTTGAGCCGTCCTCGGTGTAACCATTCACGCCACGCACGTGTAAGGTCATGTAGGTTTGTACAAATGATTTGTCCTCTTCTGAAAGCTTGAGAACGAAAGAAGCTGCCGTACCCTTTGCAATTGCATCTGTGGTGGTAACTGACGAGATTTCTTCGTCAATCTGATAGTGCTGCACTATGGGGGAGTTTACGTTCACTTTCTTTGCGTTGAGCATAAGTGAACAAAGTGGAGTTTCATCGCTTTCAAACTTGGCAAGTTCGTCGTCGATGTCTACTTCCATAAGTTCACCAGGTGCAATGCCACCGCCTGCGGCTGCCATGCCGTCTACAGTTGTGGTTTGTCCTGGCAACTGGGTTTCCAACCCTGCGGAGCCTGGGGCTGCCTTGGGCTGCGTTTCTACTGTTTGAATTTGTTCTGCCATTTTTTACAAATAATTTTAGTTGAAAATAAATTTCTATTACTGTTTGCTACTCGCTACTTTGCCATACTCGCTATGCTGAATATGGAATTTCTGCGCTTAGGTTTCTCTGGGCTTCCGTTCTGTCCGTCCATCACCACTGTTCCGTCTCCCTCTTTGCGGAGTTTCTCCGTTATCTTTGCATTCTTGCCACGCACTTCTGCTTCGTGGCTTGCAGCTGCAATGTCACTGTCGTGATTGATAGCTTTCAACGCCAAATCCATTGTCTCACGGCTTATTCTTCCGTTGATACCATTTGTGATAATGGTCATAATGAACTCTGCAACATTGTCCAGCTCGTCGTCGCTCAATCCGTTTTCCTCTTGGAAAACAGCCAATGCTTCCAAAGACGCCTCGAGGTTTTGGTTGTATTCATTTTCCAACTCCTCCGACTTGCTTACCTTGTCAAGGTATTCTTTGCGTGCTTCGGCGATTTCCTCTTGTTTGTCTGGGTCGTTCAGTGCTTCCAACACTTCGTCCCCAAACAAACGAATGAGTTCGACTGCTGGGTCAGCACCATTGCGCCAGCTGTTGAGGTACGCAGCACTGCGAGGGTCGGCTGCAAACATGCTTGACAGTCCGTCCTCGTGTTTCTTGTACTCTGCGAGTTTGTTTTCTGCGTCGTCGTAATCTTCACCAATTCTGCCGTAGAATACTTCTTCATCGTCGAAGTTGTCTTTGGGGTACTTGTCTTTCAAACGCTCTATGAATAGTTCGCGCTTACTTTTTTGTTGGGTATTCTTTGTTTCTTCTGCCATTGTAAAACAATTTTTTATCCTTTTCGCCACAAAAATAAGCACATTATTAATGGTTATACTTTTATCTATTAACACAAAGTATTATCTTTGCAAGTGGGAACAAGTGCCAATATAACAATTTGTTAATTATATTGGTATGAAGAATTTTGGCAGTCATTTTGAATATGAAGAAGAAAGGAATGACAATCTATTAAGACTTTACCATCAGCTTATATCAGAAGTAAAATTTATATGCTCTGAAGAAATATATAGGAAAATGGCAGACAGTCCGTCTGACCGTTTTTGGGTAAGCGAGGAAAGAGCACTTATTGTAGTGTTACAAGTCATAAAAGGGGATAAACTCCTATATATGGGTAAAAACAAGCGTGATATGTTCTTAGAGATATATAAAAGAACAATGTCTATGAAGCGACAGCACCCAAATCTCACATTAACAAAAATAGTATTCAGGGTAGTAAGACAGCCTGCTCCGAAGTTTTATCTTACAGAGGGGTCTATCAAAGTCATTATAAGCAAGATTAAATCAAAATGGTACGAGCGCAGGAGAGCAAGAAACAAAGTAGGGTAAGTACGTACGTCAAGAAGATACTCTCCGATAATGACAAGCGGAACGAAGAGAATGGTCGCACGTTTAATCCTATCACAGGCGAGGGGTCGATAGGGAAAAGAAAAAAGGTGGTTATAAAAGACCACCCTTTACCTGCACAGTATCTACCTGTGGGAATGCTGGAAGTTCCACTTGTCAAACTCATCGTAAAGCACAAGTCTATGAAAGTGTTTTGCGAAAAGGAACTTGATGCGGAGTACACGGAGGAGAACAGGCTTAAAATCATAGAGCAGATTGTCCGCATACGCATACAGTATGACTTTGCATTTTGGGCAGCATTGCTTGTGCATATTAAAAAGAAAGGTGGCGACGATGACATTCTGTTTCGGCTGACACGTCCACAACGTAAGTTTGTAGAGAAATTGGAAGAACTCCGCCTTGCAAACAAGCCTATACGCATTATCCTGCTGAAAGCACGACAATGGGGTGGCTCTACTACTTCACAGCTGTATATGGCGTGGTTGCAACTTGTTCACAAGAAAGGACTCAACTCTCTCATAGTAGCACATCAGGGTTCGGGTTCTGACGAAATCAAGGATATGTTCGACCGTATGATTAAGGCATATCCGATAAAGATGCTGCACGAGCTTGGAGAGATTTATAATCCTAACGAGCCTAAACTTGTTGGAGTAGGCAAATCGGGGGCGATATACAGAGTACCGCAACGTAATTGCAAGATAAAGATAGGTACTGCCGAACGTCCAAACGGTTGTCGTGGTGGTGATTACAATTTAGTACATCTTTCTGAGGTCGGTATTTGGGTTACTACAAAAGGGAAGAGTCCTGAAGATATGGTAGGTTCTGCTTGTTCTGGAGTTCCATTACAGCCATACACGATGATAGTTTACGAGAGTACGGCAAATGGTACAGGAAATTTCTTTCAGCGTGAATATGATGCTGCAAAGAAAGGTATATCACAGTTCGAAGCACTATTTATATCATGGTTTGATATTGACCTTTACAGCTTACCATTTGAAAATGAAGACGCGAAGATAAAATTCGCTACCGAGCTATGGAAGCATAGAGACAACACAAATGTTAGCAACGAGCGTGAAGAGAGTGGCAAATACTTGTGGTATCTGTGGGAACTTGGTGCAACTCTCGAAGCAATACATTGGTACGTAGAAGAGCGCAAAGGAAAGCCCAGCCATAGCAGAATGGCTTCTGAATATCCGTCTGATGATGTGGAAGCGTTTGTACATTCGGGCGCAAGGGTATTTGATAAGTATTTGGTTGCGAAATTAAAGAAGACTTGCTGTCCTCCACAATTCATTGGCGATATGGTTGCCGATGGCGATGAGGGTGAGGAAGCGTTCAAGGGGTTAAGGTTTGTTGAAGATGCACAAGGCTGCTTGTGGATATGGAAGAAACCCGAAATATGGGCAAACGAAAGAGTTACAAACCGCTACCTTGTTGTTGTGGATATTTGCAAAGGTTCTTCTGATAAAGCCGACTATTCCGTTATTACGGTCTTCGACAGGTTCTATATGATTGACGGTGATAAGCCGTCAGTGGTTGCACAATGGTATGGACGCATCGATATGGATATTCTTGCGTGGAAGTCTGCACAGATAGCCGCCTACTACGATAATGCCCTTTTGGTTATCGAAAGCAATACGCTCGAGACGGGAAGTGCAAGTAGCGAACAAGGGTTATTCATCCTTGACCAAATTAAAGATGTATATTCAAACCTTTATGCTCGTGAACAAAGTCCAGAGGATATTGCAGAGGGTGCTCCAAAGCGTTACGGATGGCATACCAATAGAAAGACAAAGCCCGTCATCATACATTCACTTGTTAAAATTATAAGAAAACAAGATTATGTAGAACGTGATGAGCGATGTTTGGACGAATATTTGTTTTATGAGCGTAAGGAAGATGGGAGATTTGGAGCGATTGACGGAAAGCACGACGACCTTCTTATGACACGAGCGATAGGTCTATACATCTGTTATAATAAAATGGATATACCGAAAATCATATCAACAGCCAAAAAAACGACGGAAAGCAGGTTGCATAAAAAGGTTATATCAGAAGCATCTATATAACAGAAACAACAAAGGCTGCAATTACGCAGCCTTTGTTGTTATGTCGTTGGTTAAGAAGCTCTCAACATTTCATACCCTCTATTTACAGCGTCCATATCTGCACCTTGCGCCGCTTGCTGTTGTATCTGCTGTGGTATTCCACTGACAGAGCCTTGCTGTTGTATTTCGGCTTGTTGTGCCTTTATGCTTTGTAATAGCTCATCAGCAAATGGGAAGTCTCCGTGCTCCAGCAGCTGTTCCAAATTAATCTGACCGCTCTGCCAAATCTGCAACAGGAACTCGTTGGCTATCTGTCTGTGTGCTGGTGTAGCAGTGCTTTCAACGATGCTCAAGTCAAATTCCACGTCACGGATTAGTTTGGGGTCGTAAACTATTATCTTGCCACTCTTGCCTGCAATGTTGAACACACGCTTTTCATCATAGAATTGCTGCATATTCTTAACGTCCTTGTATGCTCCATCGACAATGAACTGACTGAATGTTTCAAGCAAATCCAGCAATGAGGTCGTAGCATTCTGTGTCTGCTGTGCATACAGTGAACCGCTTGTCATACTGTAACCAGGCTTACCCTGCAGTGCTCCGTGAATGCCCGATATGTCTTCAAAGAACTTAAGTTGTATGTTGAGCAATTCAGATATGCCGATATTGGTAGAGTTCACGGCTATCTGTTGAGGAATGGGGACACCTGCTTTTGGCTGGTAAGCTATCACGCCATTGAACCTACTCCATTCGTCGGCAATGTCTTCTATTGACATTGTGCCCAAACTTTGCTCGGGCACAAGTAGAACGCCCTTGGCACTTGACCGCATTATCCAGTCGTAGAGTGTTATCAGTCGGTTGGTGTAGCGTTGTTGGTCTATCACATCGTTTACAAACGAATGTATCTCCCCATCGATAAACGGATAAGCCTTGAATACATAAGGGTGGCTCTTGTGCTCGTAGGGTGTCTCTCCCTCTGCAAGAATATCGCCGAATGGTGTAAGGTAGTAGTAGTACCAATAGTTATCCATAAACCAAGTGGCACGTAAGAACGGAACATCGTCCAAATCCATGCCTGCTTCCAATGCTTGCTGTTTCCGCTGTTCGTTTACAGCCATAAAAAGTCTTTGGTAGTCCTCAACGTCTATCTTGTAAATATCACCGTTGTTGGGGTCATGAATGCGGTAGCGCGGCTTGCTTTCCTTGCGCCACACTTCTATTACCCTGCAAAGACTTCCGTCTTTTGGCATAAAGAAGCTTATGTTTCTATCGTCCGATATACCAAAGCCCTGCAGGTTGTTTACGATATTCTGCTGTTCCTTTGCATTTTTGTATATTTCGGATAGTTTATGATAATCTTCGGGGGATTGTGCAAACTGTCCGAGCAGCGTATCAAAGCTTACATCGTGTATTTCACCTACGCAGCTTACGTCCCAGCCACGGAAGTCCCGCATCTTGTTGTCGATGAAGAAGTTGTTGGGCTGCACATAGTCCGTCCAGCAGTCCAATTTATCATTGCGCCAACCAAACCACTTACGGTGAACGATAAAGCCGCTGATGAGAAATTCCTCGATACTGCGTGCGCTTACTTCGTCCATACGGTTGAGTTGTCTGTTGCACTGTAATATCGTGGACATCGTTTCACCCACGCGCTGCTCGTCCCTGTCCCTTGCGGTACAGATAGGTTCTTTACTCTGACTTCTGTAAACGCCAAGCACACTGCGAACCAAACGCCTGATAAGGTTGTTTTTCAGTGGTACGTTACCTTGTTTCTTTATGTATTCGGCTTCCGTTATTCTTCTGCCGTCCACGCAGATAACGTCTTCCCACTGCTTGCCGTAGGTGTAACGTTTATTTCGTTCACGCTCTCTGCGAAACTCGTCCATATTCATATGATAGCGTTGCGCCTGGCACAGCACTTCCATAGCTCTTGCCTTATCGTTCAGCTTTGAGTTTGCAACGCTGTCCATTGCAACGCTGTCCTGTACCGAGCACACACGGCGCATACTCAACAGTTTTTCTTTTCCTTTATTTGCCATAAAACATTCTTTAATCTGCCCACAAAGATATAGATACAACACTTTTGTGATACTTTAAGTATTAACTCCCACCCACCTGCCCTGTTGGAAAATGAAAATTATTTTGCTTTTTTCTTTCCCAATAACTTGTTCAATTCACCAATGATACGCATTGTTTCTTCCTTGTTCTCGCTGATGTATTCTTCTGCGTCGTTGTCGTAATCTTCCTCCAGGCGTTCCTGCTCGCCTTGCTTCAAGCCTTTTATAGAGTATTTCAAAGCGTCTCCAAGCTCATCGATAGCCTCACCTGTAAAGCTGAAATCATCATCATGTTTTGGGAAATTCTTCTTTTTCTCGTCCTCTACAGTTTCCATCATACGCCTACGCAGTCCTCTTAATGCAGAATTGACGGCTTCCCTGTCGGTAGGATCGTCTATGTGCTTCAGCGTTTCACGCAGCAAGTCCATAGGCTTCTCGTATGCCTTTGCAATCTTGTAACGTCGGTATTCGGGGCTGTTGAGAAGTTCTGTTATCTTTTCAGCGTATTCCATATAGCCCATACGTACTTGTTTCTTATAGTCTGAAATTAGGAACTCAGTTTCTTTTGCTTCTTCGGTAAAATCTTTGTAGCTGCCACTTGCGCTGCTACCGTAACTGCGTTCGTCCAATTGCTGTACAAAATTACTGCCGACAGGAATATCACGCCATTGTATATCACTTGTGTTGCCACTAAAGCCTTTGTAAAGCAAACTGCTCATCTGCGTTACGAATTTGGCAGTACCACCGAAATATCCCTTTACTAAATGATTGATAACATCGGGATTGAGGTTTATGCGTCCACGCTTTGACCTGTCTCCGCCTGTCCAATTGTTTAATGCTTCTGTGATATCAACGAGTAGAGGTGGCGTGCTGCTAAACGCTTTCGTCCATTCGGGTTTGAACTTTGTGTTTTTATTGTCGCTATCATTGTAAACCTTTCTACCGAAGAAGTCGGTGTTAGATTTCCATTGCGCAAGTGGTTGTCCAACTGTAGGAGTGAGAGTTGTAGCTAAATCGCCACCATTACCTGTAAAGTCTATCGGCAGCATACCTGTAAAGCCCTCTAATGCTTTGACAAAACCTCCTTCAAGCGTTTCTTTTCCGAAAAGTATTGAAGTTGCTATTTCTCCCATACCATAGAAAGGTCGCAATTCGTGTGGAAGCGGAATGCTGATGAAAGTATCTTTCGTAAATGGAACATACAGCAAGATGTTGTTTCTGCGTATCCATTCCATATTATCCCAATACCTTTCATCATCGCCGCCACAAACTGCCATTAGAAAAGCGTTCATCATAGGAATTCCAAAACCTAAAGAGCCGAATTTCGATACCACCAATGCTGTGCGTGCTGGGTGCTGCTTAGCCATTGTTGCAAAGTTGTTGATACTCTGCACAGCTGCATTGAAGAATACATACGCAAAGTTCATATAGCGAGCACCCATTTCACCGCTGCCTTTCTTGTTGAAGTTCACGGTTATATCCTTTGCATCGTAGATAGCATCAACGATACTCTTTCCTTGCTGACGGCTCGTCATATAGGTAACGAAGCGACTGAAATCTTCTGCACTGCGGTTGGCGAACTCGATGCTACGCAAGAATGCTTTCCACCCACGCTTGGCAGTATTTTCTTTATTGCCATTTATTGCGTTCTCTATATCTTTTTTAACAGCTTCAATATCTCTCAAAGCAGTAAAGCCTGTTTCACCACCTCCACGCATAAACTCGTCGAACAGTTTTTCTGTCTGATTGCTTGTATCGAGTGTGCCGTGCTCCCACTTGTAAACAAGTTTTGGTAATGCGCCTGTTGCAAACAACTCCATAGCGTTTTTGGTTGCCTGACGCTTATACTTAAGTCCGTACTTTATATATACCGCCTGCGAAGCAAACAACTGGTCTCGTGTAAAGTTGGTGAATACGAAAGCAGGGCTAAAGCTGGTATAAACAGCAGATAGGAAGTTTTTGAGTTTTGCAAGCCCTATATCTACCCATTTAGGCAATTTGCTACCTCTATTATCAGGGTTGGTCAGACCGTTTACAGCTTGCGCCACAGCTGGGTTGCCATTGATATAGATAACATATTCTTTTCCGCCACGCCATACCTTAATAGTGTGTTCTGCTCCCTCGCCATTCAGCACACGCTTGTCGAGTTTCAGACCGTTGCGTTGTTTGATAGCTTCGCCCTTTTCGGCTAATGTCTGCATTTCCTGTTCGTGTTCAGCGACTATCTTGCTTATTTCATCGGGGGTTGCATCTGCAGGTATCACAGCGTCTCTGCGTTCCCACTCGTCCAAAGCGTTCTTTACATACCATTGCTCGCTGACACTCGCCAAATTGCTTGGGTGGTTGAGCGTGAAGTTCAGGAAAGCCTGCTTCATCTTGTTTCCGTTGGCTGCGTGAATACTACTCTGTGCCATTTCGTTTATCATCGCCAAAGGGTCTTCAGCTAATGTGTCACGTCCGCCTGCTGGTTTCATAAGAGGCTTTCCTATTCCAGAACGATTTCCATAATAGGTGTAAACGTCGCTCGCAATCGGCTTAGACCAGCCACGAAGTGGAATATAGTATTTGTACATCTGTGCGATATGCTCGTACGCTTCCTTAGTCATTATTCCGCTTTCATAGCCAGTTCTTAATGTAGCTTTGGTAGCTGCATTTACCTTTTTCCAAAAAGCATTCACTTTCGGCATTGCATTAGGTTGCTGTTCAACCTTGTCTACAAGTTCTTGTGCTGCTTTCTCTGCCATTGCAACGTCTTCCTCACCTGTGAGGTCAGTGAGACCCGAATAATCACGTTTGCTGTATTCTACCAGCGCATCTTCATACAGAAGTTCGTAAGCTGCCTGCGCTGCTTGTATTGCTTCTTCGTTATTGTCGGTAGGATTGTCGGCAAATGCTTTCTTTACTCTCTCTACTGCCGCCTGTGCTTCCAATACGTGCTTGTCGTTCCTTGCCGCACGTTCACCCATATACTTGTTGCGTTCCAAACCGTGCTTCGCAACAATATACATCTTCAAGGCATCGTAATTCATTCTTACTGCTTCACAAAGTTTCCGTCCAGCCTCAATCATTGGATTGTAGTAGTCTCGTTCGTATGCCTCCTGATGCGTCTTATTCTTACTTGTCATTGCATTTTCAATCTTGTATACATCTTCGTGGCTTGAAAGCTTGTCGCCCGTAGCTTCCAACACGCTGTTCATATAAGACTTCAATGCGAGCATACTGTCTACGTATGATTTGTAGAAACGTCTGGAGAAGTTGTGCATTTTGGGCACAGAATTTATCTTGTCGGGTTCTTTTGTTTCCTTTTCGTAACGTGTGTGTGCGTCGGGCAGCATTTCGTTTTCTGTGGGGTCTATGCCACTGCGGTACAAAATATTGCTGTTAGAATAGCCAGACTGCGTGTGAGCGTAGTTGCCCACTTTCAGTCTGTATTGCATTGCAATGTCTTCTGCCATATCGAGTATGCTGCGCTTGCCACCATTCTCCAAGTTCTTGTAGCTGCGCCACAACAGATAACGCAAATCGTTGTCCGTAACATCTGAATGGTGCAAACCTAATGCGCTCATCATTTCACCGAACAGACGCTTGATGCGCTGCCAAGTGGTTGGTTTCAATTGCTCGAAGTTGGCATCTTCTGCCATTCCTGCAAGGTATTCCTCTGCTGCAGTACGGAAACTCCATTCGTGCTTGGCTGCCATTTCTGCAATCTTGCGCCTTACATATTCTTCGGACTGCACGATTACAGTGTCAAGGAATGCGTTGAAGTTGTCTCCAAACAGCTTTCGCAAACCATAGTGCGCCACACCCTCGTGCAGTACAGTCTTCTCTATGTCTGCAATGTCGGTGTGGTTGCTTGCAATGATTGTGATTTTGCCTGTTCTCTTATTGTAGAAACCTTTGGCGGTGGCTTTCTTATCTTCAAAAATACTACCGTCTGCGACTACTTCCACATTATCAAGATTCAGACTACGAGCAGTTTGGGTAGCGTGCTGTATGAGTTCTTCTACGTCGGTAGGAGTTTCAATATCTCTACCCTCTTCCTTAGCTTCGGCGGCTCGCTTACTCAAAGAATAACCTACGTAACCGCTGTTACCACCGAAGACGGTGCGGTGTAAAACATCATTATCTGCATTCTTGCCACTCTCGTCTTCTTCCGCTTCTTCCGCTTCGGATAGATTGCCTGCCTCCTCTACCTTGCTATCCAAATCAGCATACTTCTTTTCCTTTTCCTCCAACTCTTTCTTCATAGCCTCGGTATATTCCTCGTACTTCTCCTTAGCGTTTTCAAGTTCTTTCTCAAACTCAAATGGCTTGCCGTCTCTTGCAAGGATTAGTTCCAAATCGGACTTATAGCGTGCTATGTTCTGCTTTAGTGTGTCGATGCGTTCTGCAAAGTCGTGCCCTGTGATAACATTCAAAACAATATCTTCAATACCATTACGCAACAATCCCTGCTTTATAGGCACATTCTCCAAGCCTAATTCGTCTTGAGAATAGTACATCTTGCGAGTTGTCTTGCTGAATATGTTAACACCCTTAGAGGTTGTTTCCTTTGTCATTTCGGTATGAACGACGAAGTCTAAACCGTCAATATTGACAACTAACTTGCTATTGTAGTTTGAATTGGCACTATCTTTTATCTTGTCGCTTTCTTCCCTAATCTTCTTATTGAAGTCCTTGATGAAGTCAGACATAGCATCAATACTATCGAACTGCATCTTGCCTATGGTGATTTTCTTAAATTCACCATTTGGGAAAGTTTTTGTAACCGTTTCAAGATGTGCTCTGTTGTCTTCCAACATACGTTCTGCGTCGAATATTTGCCCTTTCAGGCGTGGCTTTGCGTTATGGATATAAGTCTGGTCGGCTTCCCATTGACGTTTCTTGCTTTCAAATTTCCGCACAGCTTTTTCAGCTTGGTTCTTCAGCATTGCATACTCGCTTCCTGAAAGTTGTGCGACAGTATCTCCGAACACATCTTCCTCTTCCTCAATAGCACGGTTTTCCATACTGTTTGCCATAAGCTGTTTGCCATTCATAATGCTGTCGGCAATTGCACCTTTGGTTTTCAGTCGTTGATAAGCGGTTACATCAAGGCTGTCTTCCACTCCAAAACGAAGTATGCGAACAGGTTTGTTCATATCCTTGTGGATATTTCCTTGTCGCAATATACGTCCGTTGCGTTGCGTGTAGTCCATTGGGCGGTTAGGGGCATCTACGTGTATGAGTGTGTATAAACGCTCTTGTATATTCACACCTGTTCCAAGTGTGAATGTGCTACCCATAACGACACGTATCTCACCACTATTAACCTTATTGAAGATTTCGAGTTTCTTGTTAATGGTCATTCCAGACTTCATTATGAAAATCTCTTTTTCAGATACACCTTGCTCGATGAGTTTCTTTCTTATATCTTCGTACAAGTTGAAACCGCTTTCCTTGTTTTGGTATATATCTGCAAATATAGCCACAGTGCCCTTGTAGCTTTCTGTTTCTTGAAGAGCACGCAGTGTTTGACGTACAGCCTCGTTGGTCTTGTTGTTAATATCATCTTCTGCTGTTGCATCAACAAGTCGAGCATCAACGGCTGCCGCCTTTGCAATACCATACATCGTGAGTGGGATGTGAGAGTTTTCCTTTTTCTCCTTGCCACTCATATTGTCATAGTAGGTAAGCTGCTTCTTGACATACTTCATTACGCTGCGCAAAGCTTTTGTTTGAGGTAAGTAAATATCCTGCGCCTTGCCTCCCTCTGTTTCAGGTATCTTCTTTTTAAGCTCTTCTTGCTCTTCCGTGAGGACTATGTCGGAAACGCTCGACCATATACGTGCAAGTTCAGGTAAGTCAATATAGCCTGCAAAGCGGTTGTTCTCCTTAAATTTGCCACTGGTTGTGAACTCCAGCATCTGTTGAATGCTACCAAAGTTGCGCACAAAGTCGTCGAAGTAATAAATGCCGTATTCTTTCATTGTGTCAGACGGCATCAAATAGCGCATAAATGTCCATATCTCTGCTGCGGTATTGCTGATAGGCGTACCTGTTGCAAAGATTACGTTGCGTCCGTGGTTCTTTGATAGCACAGCTTGAGTCTTTAAGAATACCCCTTGTGACTTCTTAGAATAAGAGGGGTCTACGCCTTTTACTCCACGCTGCATTGCAGTTGCAAAACCTAAGTGTTTGTACTCGTGCGCTTCGTCTACGAGTAAAGCATCAATACCCATATCGTCGAAGTTTTCCACATCGTCGGTTCTACGGTCGAGCATTTCACGTGCCTTAACTTCCGCATTTTGCTTTGATACTTCTTTCTTCTTCAGTTCTTTTGCTGTGAGTTGCTTTTCATTGCGCTTCTGTGCTGCATTGTCAGTAAGTGTAGCAAGTTCTTCCTGTAGTTGCTCGAGTTCTTTTTCAGCACGACGTGTCATAAACGATTGTCCGCTCTCGTCAGCTTCTCGCATCTTTTCAAGAACAATCATCTTTTCCTCCACCTTGTCTTTTATGAAAGCGATTTGTCTTTCCTCACTATCGGGGATAAACTCAAAGGTTGATTGCGGTACAACAATCATATCCCAATCGTTGTAGCGTATCTTTGCATAAAAACGCTTTCTACCCTCTGCGCCGTGGTCGGCATTCTCTAAAGTAAGTATCTTAGCGTTTGGATATAACGCTTTTGCGCTTGCAACAAATTGTCCCACGGTGGCATTCTGCACTACTATCATTGGTTTACGAGCAGTACCCAAGCGACGCATTTCCATTGCTGTGGAAATAAGTGTGAACGTTTTACCTGTTCCTACCTCGTGAGCCAACATCAAGGGTTGCATAGTACCTCGTACTACTGCCTTTGCCTGGTGGGGACGGAGTGTGATGTTGTGTGTAGAACCTCCGAAATGCTTCGGGATAAAGTCCGACGGAATATCAATAGGCACATAGTTGTTGAACGTCTCATTATAGATGCGTTCTATCTCTGCATTGAGTTCTATATCACTCTGCATCTTGCCACGTGCCCAATCTTTAAACTCTTGGCGTATTTCGTCAATGCGAGTACCGCAAGCCTGCGTAGCCCCTTTATCGACTATTGTTTCCGTCTTGCCGTCCCAATCCTTTTGCGTCTTGCTTACAGTAATTGTTTTGTTCTGTATAGCTGCTTCGATGAGTTCGTGCCCTAAGATAGTTTTTTGAACAATTGTACTACGAACACCCATTGAGCGGTTTTGCTCTATTTCAAGTCCGTATTCGGGAGCTTTCATAAACCAAGTACCGCCTACAGATACAAATTTAACTTCAATACCTGTTTTTTCCTTTGTGTAGTCTTCGTAAAGCTTTGGAGTAACCCAAGAACTTCCGAGGTTGAACTCTATCAAATGGGCAGGAATGTTGGCAGGGATAACTTCTTTCAAAGCCTTGATATTGTTGTTGTATGCTCCGTTTTCGTTATTATCTTCCGCTTGCTGGAGTTTTTCTCTTACGTTGCCACTTAGATACTTGTAAGAGACTTCTATCTCTTTACTTACAGGGTCTTCAAAGCCTAACCCTGTGTTGATGATTTCTTCTCTTACAGCATCTTCTGACAGATTGAGTTGCTTGCTGATGTAAGGTATATCAATTCTGCCATTTTTATAGATACTGACAATAACGCCGTCTTTTATATTATCGGGCTTAGGCTCTGTTTCCTTTGTTACAACACGCTTGCTGAAAACATCGGTCTTGCTGAATATTCTTACACGTTTGTTCTTTGCGTCGTTTTCTTCCTTGTAGATTTCAAGTGACAATACATTCGGATAGTCCACATCTTTGCGCAAGAAAGATATGGCCGTGTTCTTGTGAAAATGTCCGTATGTATTCACAAAGTCGTCGTAAACCTTGTTCAGCTTGTCAAGTAAAGGCTGTAATCCTTTATCGTCGGCATTTTCGGTTTCGTAAGTAAGCACATTGTCTAACGCCTGCTTGATTTCCGTATAAGCATTAAAGCATTCTTGTTTTGTATGTCCTTTGACTTTGTTTGCATTAAGTCCGAGTGGCACTGCCTGTCCATATTGAGCAATGCAAAGTTCTCCGTTGCTGACAATCATACTGCCCTCCTTTACGTCGCTTCCGAGTATCTCGTAAATGATATTGTCGGTTTCCTCGCTATCAGCAATAGTTTGCTCCTGCTTTGCGGTAAGCGAATTGACAAAGTCTTTGAGCAGCTTGTCTTGTGGCTTATCTTTCGCTGGATAAAGCCCCTTAGTTGTTGCACGGTACGTTTCTCCGTGCTCAAAGGCAAAAGCCATCTCTCCTGCCATATTCTCGGGGTGCTCAATGAAGTACTTGTTGTAATCCATTGACAAGTGTTTTATAACAGGTATATATCCTTCCCCTGCTCTTTTTGTTTCCCCTGTATCAAAATCTGCGGTACGTTCACCTGTTACTGTGCTGACGTCAATAGCATTAGTAGACTTCTTTCCATTTACACGTTTTCTGATAACGATAATATCCGAAGTAACGGAAGTTCCCAAGAATGTCTTGTTATTCAAACGGAAAGCACCAATGAAATCTGCATTACCCTCGCTTACAACCCAATCGCACAGCTTCTGTGAATTATCAAGCGTGCCATTTGACGATATAAAAATACCTATACCGCCCTCACGCAACTTACGTACGTTCTTTGCAATACAGAAATTATGTATATCGTGGAACTTCTTGGATAGGTCTTTGTCTGAAGTGGTGTCCCACACTCGCAAACCTGTAACAAAAGGAACATTAGTGATAGCCAAGTCGATGCTGCCATTAGGGATATAGGTTTCTTCAAACCCTTGAATATCAACCTTTGCTTCGGGATAAAGCAAAGATAGCATGCTGCCTGCAGTAGGGTCTTTCTCTACTGCGTGAATGTTGCTATTTTCGCTAAGGTGTGTCGGTATCTGTCCGATGATGTTTCCTATACCAGCAGAACCCTCTAAGATATTGCCGCCCTTGAAACCCAACTTTTCGGCAATATCCCACAAGGTGTCTATAACGTGAGCAGGGGTATAGTAAGAACTGTTGGCACTTTCAATGGCATTGTTGTAGGCTTCTTCGCCCAATAGTTCCTTTAGCTTTCTTGGAGTTTTGTTTACTTCTCCGTAATAACCATTGACAGTTTCGTTAAAAGCCTTACCAAGACCGCCCCAGCCGCTGAACTTACGAAGTACAGCCATTTGCTGGGGAGTAGCTTTTTTCCCATTCTCTATAAGTTCGTTTGCCAACTCAATAGCCTGTATATTCGCTTCTATACGTGCATCTACCGAAGTTGGCGCATAGTCTACGCCACGCTTACCGTGATTATTGGTGGTGTTTAAGCGTTGCTTGCTCTTAGATATGTCAGATAGTCTTCCGCTTCGCTCTGCGTCAGTACGAGAATGTGCTGTATCACGTCCACCCATTCTTTGTCCGTCAGGTCTTTGAGCTTCATTTTGTTTGCTCTCTCCCAACGGTTCATTCTGTCGAGGTTCGTGTCCTTGCTCTCGCTTGGCAGTGCTTCCGCCATTTCGTACGTGTACTTCATCGTCTTTGTCTTTATTCGTTAAACTTGGGGCTGCGTCAAACAAATTGCCCTCTGTGTGCGAAGATAACGTTTTATTGTTTGCTGAATCACCTTTCGCTTCTGTTTTTTCTTCTGTTAAGTCTTCTTTAACATTTGTTTTCGTTTGCTCTTGTTTCTCAATGGGTTTAACAGCGTCCATATCGACAACATCATAAACGACAGGAGCAAGACCTGTATCAAGTACTGGTCTGCCATTATCGAAGTCAAAGATTGTAGCTTCTTTCCCTTTATAGAGAACCTTGTCGCCAATCTTTAAGCCGTGCAATTCTGCTTCTTTTCCGCTTTGTTCTTGCTCGTTATGGCTATCTGTTAATAGATTAGCTGCATTGCTGTCTTCGTGCATAATTTCGTTTGAATTATGCGCATAATTTTCGTTTGTTTCTGTGTTAATTTGTTCATCTTTCGCATCAAACACTTTGTCTGCAAAAGACTGTGCATCTTCGGGAGTATCGAATACAAAACCATTCACACCACGGAATGAAGAATAATAACCATTGTGTTCTCTGGCAGCTTGCTTGCGCTGCATATAGACACCTTTATCTGTGCGTTCTTTTCCACGCACAACCCAAATATCAATATCTTTTTTGTTGTTGTGCTGCTTGGTGATAGAATACACATCGTTGTCTACATCTTCGCTTTCAACGAAGCTCTTTGCCTCTTCTTTTGCGCTATGCTCTACTGCCTGTTCATTACTTATCTGTTCGGCGGTGTCGAATACTGACGGCTTAACATCTTCGGTTTCTTTGCCAATAGTAGCAACATTGAATACCCTTACTTCGTCGTATGGTGTCATTTCCTCCGAAAGGCTCTCCATGCCAGGCAAGTCTCTTGTACCATTGTATATAGACTTGAGGTAAGGGCGAATTTCGTCTCCGATTTCGCTAATCATTTTTTTTGCGAAATCAACAAACTTCCTTGCGCCGTCTTCAATCTCCATAGATGCAAGTTCGACGCCTATCATAAATAGCTCGGGGTCTACTCCTACGTTGAGTTGTCCACGTAGTTTTGCTTTAAGCTTATTCTTTAACTCCTGCTTTTTGCGCTCACGCAGTTCGGCTTCTGTCGGCTTCTTGGTCTGCACATCGCCTTGCGTCTTGACAGTAGAATACTCTGCGAAAGGTTTTGTCTTTCGCTTGCTGCTGTCAATCCATTTCTTGAAGTCTTCTTTTTTGACTTCGGTAATGCTTCCTAAGCCTTGCCAGCCCTCTTCATAGTTTGACAAGTAGGCTCGCTTTGCGCTTTCCATATCGGGGAAACCGTACATCACCTTATGTTCGTCGAATGAACCGTCTTTGTTTATTTGGTCTACAACAAACACATTTCCCTCTGTAGGGTTGTCGGAAAGGAAGATGTCAATATGGTCTCCGTCTACACTTTCAGTACCACGAATGTAGCCGTAGGTATTGTGCATTTCGCTTTCCCACTGTTTGCCGTTTGCGTCAGTGCCACGACGAATACTGCCCTTTGGCTGTTCGATGGTAATATTAAGTCCGTCTACCTTGATGTGTCCTTTCTTGTAATTTCCTGCTTCTTTTTGTGCATCGGTAGGATTGGTATCTACCTTTGCTTCTTCTGTCTTTCTTTCTTGGTATGACTGATGTTCTGTAGCTACCCTTTGAGCATAGTCTGTTATGCTTTCACCATCTTTTCGTGGTGGTGCTGCAAATTTATCCTCCTTTTCTTGCTTTGTTTGAGAAGATTGTGTATCTTTGCTATCAGAACCATTGCTATGGTTTGATGCGCTGCCAGTTGGCTCGTTGCCTTGTTGGGCTTGCTCGGTGGTAACATTTGCAGGAGCAACACCTGTAGCAGAAGTTTTATTCGCGTCCTTCTCCCATAGCAATGGTTTTTTATTCAAGCCCTCTATTCTTTCATACCCCGAAGTCTTTATACCGTAGTATTCGCCACTTTCAGAGTTCAACAGAACAGTAACCGCACGTCTACCTGTACGGCTTCTTCCATTTTCTATTGAGAAAATTACGGCATTCTTGTCTCCTTGTCGTACATGGTCGAAGTTATCCATGACGTCTAAGATAAAGTCGATGGCATCATCTGTCCGAGACAGACCCATTTCTTTCCCATGTCTGTCAAATACATGTTTCAACATCGATGGAGTGGGACGCAAAGGAGCTTTGGGTCTATCTATCTTATCAAATACTTCTTCAGGAATATTCGCCAAATCAATGTTGCCATTGACGTCTTGATAGAAGTTCTCTCCGTTTTCAGCTTTCTTGTTGCTAAGAATGTAATCTGTTTCGCTTGCTACTTCTCCTTGTGTAGTTTCTGATACAGTCGCATTCTCAACTTCGCCTTGCAAGCCAGTCTGAACCTCTCTTCCTTGCTCTTGGCTTTGGCTATCTCTTCCGCTGTTACCAGTTTTTTCTCCTTGCAAAACTGTAGTGCTTCTATCAGTTCCTTGCTCTTCTGCTGTGGTGTCAGTTCCTTGTTTGCCATTGTTTTCTATTTTTATTGTTTGTGTATTATACTGTGATGCAATTTCTTCAAAAATAACAGCACAGTCTCTATAAAACTCTTCTTCTGCAAAGTTAGCGTATTTTCTTAACAATTCGGGAAACAATGTTTCCTCATATTGCAAATACTCTTCGTATGTCAAATGATAGTTGTTGTAATACCATTCGTCTCGCTGGCGCGCTACCTCCTCTGCATATTCATCTTCTGCGGTAGTATCTGTGTTCACCTTAAAGTCGCTAACAGACTTAGAGCCTATAATGGCATTGATAATCGCACTGCGAGCTTCGTTGCTATCGCCGTGGAAGAATATGCCACCATTATGCAGCTCGTCGTACTCTGCCAAACGTTCTCCTAATTTTGCAATAGTGTCTCCTTGATTTGAAATCATACCGACAAACTTGCGCTGCTCTGCAACACCAAGACCAGTTTCTTCTCTGAAACTTTCGGGGGTGATTTTTGCATCACGCAAGAAATCACGTGTCATATCCTCTGATGTTGCAAAGCTATCGTCTGTATCTCTACCGTCTTGATATTCGCTGCGTGCTGCATCACCGTTCAACTCACTTTCCTTAGCTTCTATTTCTGCCTTGGTAGTGTGCGTGAGTTCTTGTCTTGCAGCTTCAACAGCTTCCCAATAGTCTACTTTGCGTTTAACTTCTGCGACTTCTTCTTGGTAAACCTTTTTCTCTTGTAGGTATTTCCCCTTGTCAGTGCCTATCTTCGGAGCTTTCTTTGCAACCTTGTCGTATTCCTTTTGCGCTGCTTCGATGTTGGCAGAAATAAAATCAGTTATCTCTGCATCGTCGAGTGTTCCATCGTACAAGTCCTTTATCGTGAGTTCTACAGGTGCTTGGTGGTACAACAAATTTCCTTTCTCATCAGTAGGGATAGACGGTTGTTCTGTGGGCTGCGCTGCTTCTGTCTCCGTCTCGACTTGTGGAGAATTTACCTCGCTTTCAGTTTGTGCTGGTACTTCGTTACTTTCGTTACCAGCAACAGCTTCCTCTGTCTGCTGTTCAACTGTTGCATTTTCTGCAACAGTTTGCGGTTGTGGCTGCATAGCAGTCAATTCAGCAGCAGTGTAGGTCTTGCCACCTTGATAAGCATCTGAAACAACTACAACTTCATCGCCTTGCACATCTTGAACGACACCGTCAATCAAATTGCCGTCCTTGTCCTGAACCTTGACAACATCGTCGTAATGGAAAGTGCGAACGCCGTCTATTCTTGCAGCTTCTCTCTGCGCTATCTCCTGCTTTATCTCTTCTACACGGTCAGCCTTGTAGCTTTCTGCGTCAATAGGGGTATCAACAGATAGGAAGTCGTGAATATCAAGCATTTCCTTTTTGCCTTTTTGGGCATCGTAAACAACAATGTTCTTGTCCGACTTCTCGGTATCCACGTTCTTTCCATCGGCAGACACCGCAACGTTTCCCGAAACGATGTAGACTTCACGGTCTGCGTCTTTGAGTGTGGCACGTATAATCGATTCACTCTCCTTGTGCGTTAAATTGTCAATCTCTGCATTGCTCTTGTTTACAGCATTGTTAATATCGTCCTGCACACGTTCAATCATACCCTTGTATGCCGTGCGTGCAATCATATACCTTACTGCTGCTTCTTTCTGCTCTCTTGTGTACGACTTGAAAGCATCGCTATTTTTAAATGTGTCTACATCTTCTATTTCGTCCAAGACGTCCAGTGTTTCTTCTCCCAACAATTCAGATGCATTTTTTTCTGCATCGTCAAGTGCAACTTTTACTTCGTTGAGTTGCTCGTCGGTTGCATTATGTCCGTTTTCGTAAGCTGACATCACTTCTTCCTGCTCGTCGGAAACATTACCCTCAAGTGCATTCTTCAATTGTGAAATGTCGCTGCCACGCTTGATATACAAGTTCTTTGTGTATTCTGCAATGGTTTTCTTTTGGTCGTCATTGAGTTCCTTGCTTTCCATTTTGGATTTCAGTAACTCTCCAGCCTTTTCGTCGGGAGCATTTTCAATCTCCGACTTTATTTCTTCCCAGCGTTCAGTACCGAATATAACATCGCCGTGGACATCAGCATCATTCAAGGCTGTTGTAACCTTTCTGTTTACGTACAGATAATTTGCTGTGTGAGCGGTACTTATGATACCGCCACCAAGAGCAACTCCCAAGAATGTGTTATAGTTCAGTTTCTTGCTGAAGACGCTATTGTCATCTTCGGTGTCAAGGTTCATATTAAGGTCGCCAACGAACAATGCGTTCTCAATGTTGCCAACAACTTCTTCGCCATACTCGCCCAATGTACCGTGCCATTGGGTCTTCTGTACAAAGGTGTTGAAACCTTTCACTATTTCCTTGTTGTTCAGACCTGTAAGGAAGTTTTTGGTTTTATTCAAACCTAACTTATCCAACGCCTTGACAGTTCCCTTTTGCATAAAGCTAAGCAAAGGTGTAAAGTATTCTCCCACCAACTCGCTTTGGTTTTCGATTGTGCGTGCTGCAAATGCTTCTGCGAAAGCCCTGCCTCCGCTCTTTACGTTTGTGCGCTTGCCACTGTAGACGACATTGCCTTTATCATCGGTGGCGGCTTCCAAATCGCCTGTCATACGGTTTTTGGTGTCGGCTAAGACATCAGCCATATTAAATGTAGTTGTCATTGCTGCGCCCTGCGCAAGGTCGCCTACGAAACGTCCTGCGAGTTCTCCGCCTTTGACAACAAACTTGCCTACAGCTTCTGTAGCGTATTTGCCAAACGTTTTTTCAAGTTGTGTCCTGCAATACTTCTGCGCTGCAGGTCCTACTCCCTTTACAGGGCTAAAGGCGAACTGTGCCATAAATGGTATCATTTGTACAGTTGTCGTTCCTGCCCCATACAATCCCTCTAAAGCTTCGCCGTGTTTACTCATAATAACGTTTTTGAGGGCTACGGCGTTGAGGAGTGTTTTCTGTTCGGCTGTTGCCTTATTCTTTGCATAGGCGTCGGCTGCGGCTTTCACTGCCGTTGCGTTGTTGAGTTCGGTAAATCCGAAGTCCCACGTTCTGACATCTGCAATGGCGTGCGCTCCACCCCTTACAACTCTGCCGAAAGCATTCTTGATTTGGTTGGTAAGTCCTGTGGTCTTTTGAGTATGGAGTATGTTATCTTCGTTGATTGCTGCCTGTGCATCGTCAGCCATATACTGTATGGCACGACCTGTTCTCACCATACGGTCAGCATCGGGATTTCTTCTTTCTTGCGCTGCGACGTCATAAGCATTTACACCTCCAGCCGCAGCTGGAACAAAGCCAGCCCACCAAGGGCGGTCTTGCTGTTGCATTGCCGTGCCTTGCTCTTGCAACCTTTCGCCCTCGAGTTTCATTTCCTCGACTTGCTTGCGCAGTCTGTCTTCCTCTGCCTTTTTCCGTTCACGTTCCGAAACCCTTGCTCTAATATCGTCTATGTCTGTGGCAATGCGGTGTAGATTTGCATTGTAGCCGCCAAACTTCTTTTGCAGCATATTGTTGAGTGCAGGCTTTAGGTCGTGCTCGATGTATGTACCTACATTGTTATATCCCACAGCAGCTGCTGTGTCTGCAATGACTTGCGAAAAGTCTTTGTCGTACAACACATCTTCAACATTTGTTAGAGGGTCGCCCTCTTTATACATACGTTGGTATATACCCTCTGCGAGGTCTGTTGCAAGGTTCTGACGGTAGAGTTTATCCACGCCACCTGCAAGCTGCGCTGCTTGGTCTTCGTCAAGCCCCATTGCCTTTGCTCGCTCGAGTACTCTACCCCAAGCATTTGTTTTCTTGTTCTCTGTGGTTCTGTAGTCGTTATCGTAACCACGATACAACTCATTTGCCACATCGCCCATTGTGCGTTCTTTGCCCCCCACAATAATAGGGTTGTTTACGAAGTCGCCCTCCACTTTGAAATCTTCGGGTATCTGTCTTGCGTCAAACACCTTTAGATATTCGGGGGCTGGTTGGCTATCGACTCCTTGTCCTTTTGGAAGAATGCCACCCAAATCAGAACCGTTGGGGTTGACAGCTTGAACAGTACTTCCATTTGTGTTTGGACGTTGGTAAACAAGCGATGAAAATTCATTTTCATTTTCACCAAAACCGCTATATCCATGTTTTTTTAGGAGGTTATAAGCGGTCTTGCGGTCTTCTTCATACTGCATAGCGTTAGCAAAATCCTGCTCGCTACCCAAATCTTTATAACCCTCACTGTTCAAGGCATTGTAAATAGCCTTTATATTGTTCTTTATATCTGGCATACCTTTATATTATTTATTATTTCAAATTCAAATTCTTGCCACGTTTACTTGTGTGTCTAAAACCACCACTCTTACCGCTTCCTGTATCAGTATAGCCGTAATTATCTATCAAGAACTGCTTTGCCTGTGGCGTGTAGTTGGCAAGTTTTGCTATAATGTCGCTCTTTTTAAGTTTTTTAGCAGCGACTGCGCTTTGATTTTTCTTATCAACCCAGCCAACATTAACAGCGTATTGGTAAATGGCGTTTTCTTCCATTTGAGAAAGCTGTTTCTTTCGTCCAACTCCGAAATGTTTACCGCTGATGTAATACATATCTGATGCGTCTGTGCTGCCGCCATTTTTGCCTCTGCCTTTTGAGCGTGAGATATTGTTTCTTTCTCTGCCTAAGGCAATTTGTGCGGAATGATACCTTGCTGTTTCGGCAAGTGCCGCACGCTGGTTAGCAATCTGTTCTTTCTTTAATGCTGTTTCTGTTTCAAATTTCCTTTGGTTGAATTCTTGTTGAGCCTTTTTGTACTCCGCATCAACTGCTGCTTTGTCAGCTGCCGTCTTGGCTTGCTGTCTTCTGATGTTCAATTCTTCCATCTTGAATTTTGCCTGCTCCTCCAATCTCTTTGCTTCTCGTGCGTCTTTTGCAGCGTCGGCTGCTTCCTTTCGCAACATCTCACGCTCTTTCAAGTTGAGCTCATAGTCGCCTTGTCGAGCACGCAGGATAGCATTGTTGTATTTTTCCTCGTTGTCTTTACGTACTTGCTTCCATCTGTCGTAGCGTTTCCTGCCATCGTCGCTCAACGAACTGCCTGGATTGCTCATATCGGGAGCATACTTGCTTGTGTGGTACAAGTTGGACAATGCAGACACACCATCGCCGATAGCTGCCAGGATAGCCTTACTGCGTTCACGCTTGCGCTGCTTCTCTTCTTCTTCAGGAGAGGGTTTATTGGTAGCATACAGATGATTGGCAATTTCCTCCAAGCTCATTCTGCGTGGTGTTTCTTCTGTTTGTTCGGCTGTTTGCTGCGCTTCCTCCGCTGTAGGTGGCACTTCCTTTTTGAGCCAACTGCTAATGGGTGGTGGTTCGGGTGCAGTAATTGCAGGCTGCGCGCCTTGCACTTGTGGTGTCTGTGGAGCTTGCGCAGTCTGTATTGGTTGCTGTGGTTGCTCACTTGCTCCGCCAGCATCAAACTGTGGTGGTGTAGGTTGAGGCTTTTGGGGAGTGGTGGTGCGAGTTCGCTTTCTCGTCCCACCGCCTGTATTCATTATATCTGCTAAAGAGCTCATAATTCTAAATCTTTAAAGTTGCTGACCGTTCTGCTGCTTCGCAATCTTTTCTTTTTCTGTGGCGTCTACATACCCAGCAATACCTGCTGCTGCGTCGCTGACACCCTTAACTGCGTTGGCAATATTCTGCGCACGACCGACTTGCACTTTGCCTAACTGTGCATTCAGGCCGTCTTCTCTCTCTTGATACTGCTGCTCTATTTGGTCTTTCCTTGCTTCGCCCATTGCATTGATATTGCTCACGGCGTTGCTCATTGCGTCTGCATCTGCGGCTTTCTGTGCTGCAACGCTTTCCTCTGTACCGCCAGCGACAGCTTGTGTTCCTGCTGCGTTCTCGCTGCGTCGCCTTATGGCATCACGCAAGTTTGTCATAAGTGCCTGTGCGTCGGCTCTTTGTGTTGCGTTCTCGTTATAGCGTCTATCGAACCAGCTTTTGTTTTCCTGCTTCTGCTGTTCGATTTGCTGCTTGTACTTGCGCATAGCCTTTGATGCGTTGATACCTCCGAAAATACTACCAGCTATTTTAAGCCCTGCTCCTATTGCTGTTCCTAACATAACAATAATCTTTTTATAAATTAATACTTATAATAATGCTCCAAAATTAAGACAATACCTTTGCATCGATACTTTAAGTATTAACACACCTCATTTTTAACTTCAAAAGAAAGGAACAACAATGGTAAAAACAGTAAACGGAAAGACTGTCAAGACAGGTGGGCGAGTGAAAGGAACACCGAACAAGGCAACTGTGTTGAACAAGAAAGCCATAGAGAATTTGTTGGCACAATACAATAGCAGTGGAAAGTTTTCAAAGGACTTTCTCAATCTTAAACCAAAAGATAGGATAATGATTGCTGAAAGGTTGATTCAATACACTACGCCGAAGATGCAAAGTACATCTGTGGATTTATCTATGGAGAATACCGAATGCACCATAGATGTGATGCTGAAAAAATTATCGTAATAAAAACTATGAAATTATGAATAAACTTACAGGAGCGTTTTGGGGACTGTTGATTTGCGTCCTCATAACAATGTGTGGTGGCTGCAAGACTAAGAAAGCGGTAACCGTTGAAACTTCAAAAAGCACTTATAGCAGCATAAGTGCCGTAAAAGAGAAAACAGAAATGCACTACTCGTTTATCGATACAACAAAGATAGACGAAATAACGAGTGTCATAAGAGAATATATCTTTGACACTCCTGCTTATTGTGTAGCTGATAGTTTTGCTCACGACATTTATGTCGGTAGCAAAGTTCCAATGATGGAATTTAAAGCTGATGGGAGCATCATAATCAATCACGGCTTGAAAGCTATCAAAGAACGGAAAGAAAGCCGTAGAAACGAACGGAAAGGTATAACAGAAAAAAGAGATAGCGCGGCAATCAAGCAAAATAAAACGAATGTTCGCGCTACTGAAAACAAGAAGCAAAAACACAAGCAAGTCGAGCAAGTACAGATTAGCGAACCTTTCGATTGGTGGCAGCTAATAATAGGAGCAAGTGTGTTGTTTGCTGTTACTTGCCTGCTGCTTTATCTTAAGAGGAACAAGCCAAAGGTAAAAGACTTCATTAGCAATATCCGCAATAGAATAAAGCGTAAGTTGGAGTAAACGAAAAATGCGAGCCACTATCCATCACGGATGGTGGCTCGCTTGTAAATTAACTACTAGCCTAAATAAAACAATTATACAACATTTAGTAAGCCTATTTCCTTTGACACTTCTCGGAGTTTGGTCAAACCAATTCCGATAGTCTTTGAAAGGTCTGCTTTTCGTGTTTGCTTTAAAGTAACTCATGTTACTTGTTAATTTTTCTCAACAGTGCATCGACAGAGCGTTTGAAGTGTCGATGCACGTACTCTTCTCCGTATTTGGAGATTAAATAATAGTATTGTTCCTTTGTCATAGTCCGTAATGTCTTTCGTACCAATCTTTGATATGGTTGAGGTGAAAAGGTAGACGTAGTCGATAGTCTGCTTCTGCCGCTTGTTTCGCTTCTTCTTCGGTGTCGAACTTCCGTGTTTCCAACATTTCTTCATCTATACTTAGATTAGAATACAACCCCAGTTCGTAGCCACTCTCCTGTTCTGATAGGTATTCTATCTCATACATACCTACAACAGATAATGCGACTTTCTTTTCATAAGACTGTACCCATACTAACTGTGGGTAATCTTCTATTATCTTATTTATGTCCATAGTCTCACTCGTAGGTTGTCCTATATTCTTCCGTGCTTCTTTTAAATAGTATATCACGGTCAAATATTCGCTCTTCACTCCACGTTATGTTGTCAATATCTAATTCGTTAAAGTCTTCAACTTCTTCGTCATTGTTATTCAGCCCAATGTTGAGCCAAATTTTCTTTGGTATATTTTTCATACGCTTTAATTTAATTTCTTTGCCAACATATTGTACACATTAGCGAATTTCTTGTATTGTTCTCTATCTCGTATTTGGCTTGTGAATTTATGCGCCACTCTTTTCTTTTTATCTTCCCAAATGATACGTGCCTTCTCCACTCTGTCCACAAAAAAGACATGTGGATATTTCGACCATTGCTTAATAGTGCCATTGTCAATAAGCTCCACTATTTCTTTTGGTAGCTCGTTTTTTACTCTCTCGACAAAATTTATTTTGCTTTCTTCTTCTTGTATCGCCTTTTCCGTGCGTTCTATTTCTTTTTGCAAGTTAAGCAATGCGTTATTTTGCTTTTCCCACCTGCTTATTGTGGAACGTCCGCACCTTTTATCGTTCAGCGGCTGCCCATTAGCACTCCTTACATCATCGAAGTGTGCTTCTATCTTGTCTTTAAATTTCTCTCTCTTCTTCTCCAAAGACTTTTTTAATCTTTCTATTTTGCTCATATTTAGTTATTTTGTATATGTGAGAGTTCCTTTAGGACTTTCATATTTCTCCATGTTCTCTAATTTAAATACACCATCACCGTCAAGCCCAAACAGCAACTTGTGATATTCCTTACAAATAGAGGTGCAGCCCTTTCCGTATAAATCACAAGCTGTGCAATGAGTAAATTCTTTTGTAAACCTGTAAATCTTACTTCCAATTGTTATTCCGTCCATATCTATTCTACTCCCACAATAGCCGCTGCTCAATTATTGCAAGTTCATAATTATTCTTTCCCCCACTTTATGCTTTATATAGGTAAGGGAGTCTACCCGAAATTCTCTTACGCAGTATTTGTTTGCGACGTAGAAATGCCATTCAGATGGCACATATTCAGGTTCATGTCTTCTTGGACAAACAACAGGAACAGGAACATACGCCTCCTGTACGGTTTTTGCGTGCTCATCATCCATGTGCCCAGGAACATATTCTTTACACACTAAAAAGCCCTTAAACGGCTTGGTTTCGCAGCTTGATAAAGCCGCTAATAGACTGAAAACCAAAATAAATTTCTTCATGCTATATTTCTTTTACCAATTCTAAATCTTCAACGCTGGCTTCCCACATATCGCCCTCGTTCCCCTCAAAGTCAAGGCAAACATCGCCTTTGCCTTTTGCGAGTTCATCGAGCGTGGAGTGTAAGCCCACTACTACCATTGGAAACCTGTCGTCTTTTTGGTAGACGATGTCCCCAAGTTTCAAATCTGTTATATTCATTGCGTTTTCTCTGTGTTGAACTTGCAGAGAGATTCTCTTAATATTTTGGCAGCTTCTTCGGCTTCTTCTCCAGTTTGGAAGTGGTTACCAACCTCCCATCTTTCTTCGTCTTCTGTATGACGAAAATCTATATCACTACCGACTTTTAGACAACTGGTTATGAAGTGATATCTACATCTATATTCTGCTCTCCAGCGTATCTTTTCGACACGCTTTTCTTCGGCATTCCAGCATAAACCCTGCTCTTTCATCTTGGTAAAGAGTTTCTGCTTTTCATCTTCGGTGGCAAGACGCCATGCGTGATGCTCATTCCATGAAGAATAAGAAGAATTGAACAATGTCCCATCTTCTTTGATATTTACGAAACTTCTTAAAATACGATTTTCGAAACTGTGAACATCTACGAGTAAGATTTCATTCATCTTGCTTACGATGACGTCTCCTCTCTTGAACTCCTGTTCTTTGCTCTCTTCTTTCTTGAATATCACCATTCCGTCTTCAATAATTGCCGTGCAACCATCGGGGATACGTACGGTATCCTTTGCGTTGAATTTTACTTCCATTTCTTTTGTCCTTTCTTTAATTTGTTTTTAATATCGTCTTGAAATTCTTTTTTAAAATTCCTGCGGACGTGTTCGTTTAGAACTTTCTCGTAAATATCACTATGTGCTTTGTATTTACCAATATAATAGCATACTAAGCACGATAATAGTGTTGATATTGAATCTATTAAGTATTCCATACAGTTTATTTCTCAATTTATTCACACAAGCCGTGATACGCGCTCATACAGCTATACCCTCCCTCTGGTTCAAACATATCAAGCTCTATATCATTGCGCTTTACATATTTGAACACCTCCTGCACTGTGGGGTATTCGCCGTTGGCGCATAAACGCTTAGGTATGTAAGTAGGTGGAAAGAACGACGAGCCGCGTTCAGTTTCATCTTTCATTCTTTGCTCCGTCTCTATCAATCGGTTGCTTGCCCATTCGTCTTTCGATATGAGCTGCACTTCACGCTTTCTACACATAATGCAAGGGAAGCAGCCAACACGTGAAAATCCACGCTCATATAGAGGATTGGGACGCTGTCCATTTGCGAGAATATAATCTATCACTTCCTGCGCTGTCCAATGGAATATGGGGCGTAGCACGCTTGCATCGTGCGTCTTGCACCATTCAAGGACGGCTTTCTTGTGATACAAGCCTTTTACTTCGTCGTTGAAGTATTCTTTGAAATACGAGCATTCCACATCGTAGCCTGCACGTGCTTTGCTCTCTTTCGCTCTAATACCTTGAATGATGATAAAATGTTCGTCTTGCGATAGAATATAATCTATCATCGGTATTACTTTCAACTCTGAAGTACAGAACCTTGCCATTGTTGAGGGAAATCTTCCCTTCTTGATAGACATATCCACGAAGTCTTTGTATTTCCTGCTTTTGAGCGTAATAAGTTCTACGCCTAATTGGTTGCAGACGTCGTGAATATGTATGTAGGTAACAGGGTGTTCCCAGCCTGTATCACAGAACACTGCTATTGTGTTATCTTTACCGTAATCTTTAACGGCTTTAATTAAACAGGCTTGGCTGTCTTTACCGCCACTGAATTGTACTAATATTTTCATTTTTTTCTTATTTTTGGCAGCTTTGGTATTTCTGCCCAATATTCAACTTCAAGTGGTAGCCCACAATCGTCATAGAACTCTGAAACTTCTTCGTCCTGCGTTAAAAGCGTTCTCTATTTCTTTGTTGCGCCTTTTAAACTTCTTTTCAATGTACTCTTTCGCTAAATCCATTTTACTATCTAAATGATAGTTCTTTTCCAAAATTAACTACACACATCATTTCCTTAAAGCGGTCGTGCAAGCGTTCATCGTAATATTTTGAAATATCATCTGTCGTCAAATTTGATGTTGTTATCGTACAAAATTGCTTTTGATAACGATAATGTATAATATCGGTAACAGGTGTAACGGTGTCGCCGTAATGTATGCTTTCATAGGGTTCCACTCCAAGGTCGTCTATGCAGAGTATTTCTATATTCTTTAAGAAATTGTACTCTGTAGCAGCCTTGGTGTTTTCTTTTGTTGGGTTGTTGTCGGCTTTTGCAAGCTGCACCAAGTCTTTTGCGGTTACAATTCTGAAACCACTGTAAGGCGGTTCTCTGTTCTCTGTGCATTCTCCTGAATGCAGATAGAAATACAATGACTGTAATGCCTGCACAAGTGTCGTTTTGCCATTGCCTTTGTTTCCACATAGGAATAAACCAAATGTGTGTTCGTTCGATGTCAGCCATTTGGCAATATCCCATATATGGGTTTTGTATTCGGCTGTATCTGTAAACTGACGCATACGTGCTACAACTTCGGCTTTACAAGCTGCATACAGCATTGCATAAACCTGCTTTGCTGTGTACGGCAGCCTAAAACGAGTTGGAATATTCTTTTTCTTGAGAAGATGAGAGTATATTTCCTCTACGTCTATTTCTTGTTTCGGGTCTAACTTTATCATTGTTATATTGTATTTTACGCAGCCAATTGTTGAAATGCTGCTTTGCGTCTCTGATGTTGGTATGGTGTTCTATTCCGTCTGCCAAACATTGCAGTTTGAAATCGTCCAACTTGCTTATTAGAGCATCTTTTTGCAAATGGTGTAGCATTTGCAATTGCTCTAACCAAATAGAAGATTGTTTCAGTTCTGTTATTTCGGCATCAATTCCACCTATCACACTTTCATTTGCAAAAGAGGGTGTTGGTTTTTCGCTTTCTGCTTGTTTCTCTTCCACGCAAGAGTATTCATCTATGCTTATATTTCTCTTGCACAGCTTATTGATATGCTTGTAACGCTCTTGTATTCCTTTCGATGTCAGAATACTTTCACTGTTATAAAGGTCTGGGTTGAATAACCCTACTTTCACACAGCATTTGACAGCTTCCTGTATAAAGGACTGTTCGTAATTCGTTATTTCTGATATAACGAATGCCATATCCTCGTCCCACCTCGTGTAATATCCATCACGATAGATTATACAAAGCAGAGCAGCATATACAGTAACAGCTTTACCACTTTGAAAGCGTATTAATTTTCTAACCTTAATATCTTGAAAAAATCCTATATCCATAGGAAAGTATTCAAGAGTTGCTTTTGTCGGTCGTGCCATATCTACTAATAGTATTTAAGGTAATCTTCGACTTCGTTCATAAACTCGTCTAAGGAATGACAAACGACATACTTATACTCTCCCTGTTCGGTTACAAGTTTCTGCCACTGCTTTTGCGATGTGCTTTGCTTGCCCTTTGCTGTTTTCATTTCAATGAGCAGTGCACCGTAAAATCTGTTCGGAATAAGCAGTATTAAGTCTGTCACACCAGCCACAACTCCCTCCTCTTTGAGTATTGCAGCTGTGCGTGCATCTCGTTTACCTCCATTGGGAACTGCGAAAAGACGACCTTGTAACTTTCTATGCTTTAAATTAAACCACCGCACACAAGAACGTTGTATGCGGTGCTCCTCATTAGAGGGTGATTTGCGCTTGACTTTCTGTTGAGCCAATGCTTGTTCAAAAGTCAAGCTCATAACTCTTCTGATGGAATAAACTTATTTTCCTTATCAAAGAATCCACAGATACCAATTAGTCTTTCCCTTGGTGTACTTTCGTTTTCAAAAATAGCACGTATAGGGCAATCTTCTACTTCGAGAAAACTGTCCACTTCACAAATATCCATTATTCGTGAAACAGAATAACCTATTTCGTTTTTACCACTATCCTTGCGGCAGTTTCCTACTACGATAAGATTAACAGTTGTTCTTTCCTCTGTAATAATCTCTAATGCTATATCGACAGCATCGCTAAATCTTTCAGATGTTCTGATTTCTGCATTTCTGATAGTTGCGTTTATAATTTTCATACGCTTATTCTTTATGTTGTGTCTGATTTGTATTTTTGTCGGAGTAGGCGGACTCGAACCGCCACTGCTTAATCCCGTTTCACTTGCCACCGATACAGCTTAAAAAGCTGCCGTTTGGTATCGTCCCTGTTTATGCTGTGCTACCATTAACACTATACTCCGAAGTGTGAGGAGGTTTCCTCACTTGTTGAACTCTTTTTATTTGGTTTTCTCAAATACGTCCATTATCGGTGTTTCTGAAATAGAAACCACCTCGTAATCAATCACAGTCTTGTCCATGACCTCGTTTACGTATTGGCGTGCATTGTCAAGACTTGCAGCCTGCACAAGATAGACAACGTTGGAGCGTTTTTCTTTCTCTGTCTTTTCATCAATGGTAATGAATGCGAGCTTTGCACGATACCATTTATCGTCGCTGTCAGCATCGCTGAAGAAAATCTCACCATAAGGAGCACGAGTAATCGCTTTCACATCAAATTCGCCGCTGATGTAGTGCGACATTTCTTCTGTTATGACACTCTCTGCTTCCGTAAAGCTCAACGCTTCTACGGTGTAAACCTCTGTAACCTTTTTGTTCCGACCATCTTCCATAGTCTTGTCGTAGCGTATCTTGGTTTCAAACCAAGAAGTTGTTTTGCTTCTCATTGTTTCTTTCTTTTATTTGTTTTGTGGCACAATCGCCCTACCGTTTCTGGCATAAAACAGCCATGATAATCTTTTTGATAGCAACCTGCGATTGCTATTAGTTTACCTCTATGATTGTAGAGGTTTGCGTGTTTGTTTATTATTATTCCCATAAATTCTGTTTATTGAATTATTGTTTTACATAAATTCATTTATACATAATGAATATAAAATAAACCACAGCTATTGCAAGAGCAATGGCGACAGGTATCCAAATAGGAGACAAAATCCAGTACCATGACCACGCAATAGTCTTTGTGAGCTTAAGAATAATAAAAACTATGGTGAGAACTCCTAAGAATCCTAACCCGTTTGATGAATTTTCCATACTAATTTGATGATTTGTTTATAAATTTATTTCTACTCCCTTTTTAGCAGCTACCGTGCACTTGCCTGTTGCCCTGCGGACTGCCCTTACAAATTCAGCTTCGTTGCTGTTACCGTCTGACAGGTGCAGCAGTACAATGTGTTTTGTTTGATTTAAGTCGTTGCGCTTTAAAATGCCAATTGTATTGGCAATGCTTAAATGGCTCAACATTAATCGGTCTCTCATAACCGCTGGTACTCGTCCGCTGATGATATTGCTGTCCAATATCTCGTCCGAATAGTTGGCTTCTATGAGCCAATGGTTAATGCCATTGAAGTTGTAGGGCACTGCATAGGTATCTGTTGCAAAGAACAGTTTGCCAAACTCTTTATGCCATACAAGGTAGCCCACGCACGGCACATCGTGGTACACCTTGAAAGGTATAACTTTGAAGTTGCCTAACTTGTAGCATTTGCCGTGTTCTGCGGCTTTGGCACTGTAGCCTAAGTGTTTTGCTTCTATCGTTTCTTCGGGCGCAAGCAATGGTATCGCTGCATCGGTGTATTCCTTTGCGAATGCTGCGTGGTCTCCGTGCTGGTGTGAAACCACGCAGCCTGCCACCTTTTGGACATTCCAGCTTAAAACCTTTTTGGCTTCCAACAGCGGTAGCCCTGCTTCTATTATCAAGGCTTCGCTGTCGTTCTGAATTACGTAGCAGTTTCCCTTTGAAGAACTGCCGATACAAGTTAATACCATTTGCTTTTGCTTGAAAGTTGTTAGATTGGGCACTCTCTTCCGCTTTTGCTTTCGGACTGTGGGGCTTCGTCTATAGGTTCATAATTTGCAGGGTCTGCAAAGTCGATAGTTTCCTGTGGCTTATGCTCCAACTGTGGGGTTTCGTTCGCCTGCACTGTTATTTGCTGTTGTGCTGCATCACGAATAGCTTCTGCGCTGTTTGGAGGCGTCATAGAAAACTCTTCCTCTTCTCCGTCAGTTGCGCTATCCAACTCTATTTTGCAGGCACGCGCTATGACGGTTTTTTTGCACATTTGGTCTGTGAAGTTTTTATGAGCAGGACTTGCGCCACGTGCTGCGCCTTGTTGCCACGCCTTGCGAATTTGGTCAATACTCATAATTTCCAAATATCTGCTGCCGTCTTTATTTATCACGACAGCATACGCACCCGTAATATTGTCAATGTCAATATTCTCCATCTTTGTCTCATGGGACACAAATTGATACCGTCCGTTTTCATCTACTGCGTAGACAAAGTTGTCGTTTTTATAAATAACCTGTGCAACGACGTCTTGTATTTTTGTGTCTCGTTTTGCACGCAATAGAGCTCCCGTGTAACGCTCCCAATATTCTAATGAATTGCCACAAGGAATAAAGTAGCAATGTTTTTTAGGGTGCTCACCTTTTAGCACCATTTCCAATAAGCAATTCCAAATACTTTGCTTAGTGCATATATCAATTGCCTTTTGTTTGTCCCTGTTTTCTATTGTTTGCAGGTATAGCCAAGCACTTTTAAGTGCATTGCCTGCATGATAATCTTTAGGCAGTATAAGTCCACCTTCTTTCTGTAATTTTTCAATATGTCCCGTTAATGCAACAACGGTTGCCTCCTGTACTTCCTTTAACGCCTTATTGTTTTGCGATGGAAGTTGTACTTGTGCTGTGTTCTGTTGTGTAGCTGCTGTTGGTGTAGCTGCTGTTGGTTGTACCATAATCTATTTTTTTAATTTTTTACTACTGTTAGTTCTTTGTCTTGCGCAGACACTACAAGGCGTATTTGCTGGCTTGCTGTCGGCAATATGTCTGTAATACTTTCTGCGTTATCTATTATGATAGGCGCAAAAGCATTGTGGTGCCTACACATAGCGTTGATGATGTCTATTCCAGCGTTTATCTTTTCGCTGTTCGACAAATCTTGGTAAGGAGTTCCGTGCATCGTGCACCCACAAGTAGTCTTAAGCCCACCGTTAAGGTGGTGCTCAAACATATTGAAGCACACAATATCGAACAGTTTATTTACCTTGCTTTCAAGGTCTTCGATGTAATACTGTATCAGATTTTCAGCTGCACTGTCCTGCTGCTCCAAATCTGCAAGCTGCTGGCTAAGGTTCTGTTGTTCTGCCGTGAGCTCTGCGATGCGCTTTTCCTTACGCTCTATTTGCTGCTTTATTTGCAGCTGGTCTCGGAGCTGGTCTCGGAGTTGCTGTTGCTGTGTTTTTTGTTCTTTGATGCGATTAATCGCTTCTTCCTGTGTAGTGTTATCCTCTTCCTGTTCGAGTTGTTGCAACTTATCCTCTTCGCCTTTGATGAGGTTTGTAAGTTCAATAACTCTGCTATCCGTCGTGTAGTCTTTCTCTTCGGGTTGAGTGCCTTTTGCTTTTTCAAGTTCCTTTTCAAGGTGAGCAACACGTTCTTCTGCTTCTTGCTTGTCAGTAGCACAGCGTTTGCGCTCTTCTTCGATTTCGTTTTGTTTTTTAGCAATACTTTTAGCTTCTATGTCGAGCAAGTCTTGCTTCTTTGCCTTGCTCTCATTGAAGTTGCCTTGCAAACGCTCACGTAGACTGTCAATATCCTCTTGTGGAAGTCGCTGGTGGCACGTAGGGCAAACTTCATTGCTTGCGTCCCATGCAAAGGTCTCGTCCTCTACCTGCTGCCAACGTGTGCGAAAATCTTCCTTTTGCTTGTTTAGCAATTGCTGACTGTGCTCGTTGTTTTCCACATCACTGTTGATAGTGTAGATATTTTTACGCTGTTTCTCAATAGCTTCTTCAATGCTACTTACAACGCTTTCGTGTAACTTCTCGGCTTCTCGGTTCTCCTTTTTAATTTTATCTATGATGCTGTCTCGTTCGACTTCATAGGCTTGTATCTGCTTGCGGATAGCCATTTTGGCTTTGTACTTCTCATTGCTTCCCTTACTTGCATCTGCCAGCATATCGTCGTAATGCTGCAGACCTTTTTCAATTTCCGCAATACGTTTTTCAAGTATAGGAAAGTCGTAATCTTTGCTTTTCAACTCTGCAAGTTCCGTCTGATGCTCACTTATACGGCTGGGGATAAGTTTGAGTTCCTCTTTTATGCCCTTAATCTTGTATGCAAGGTTTTCACGGAACTTGTCAATATCACCATTCTCCACGTACTTTTCAAGCAAAGCCCATTCTTCCTTTTGGGCTACAACATTGAGAAAGTCTGTTTCTCCAACCATTTGTTCGAGTAACAGACGTTGGTCGGCAGCCTTTAGGCTTGGGAAGTACATAGGATTGGTAATGCTCTTAAACAGGGCTTCGGGCAATATATTTGCTATTTCTGCCTTGTACTCTGTTTGCGTGTATTTATTGCCATTGATGAAGTAATTTGTCGTGTGCCCTGTAAGCACTTCCTCTTCTTGTCCTCGTGGCTTACTCCATATGTCCTTGCGTACCTTTTCAAGGGTACGCTCCATTCCGTCAATTGTGAGAACAAGTTTCACACTGTGCTCCAATTTTGGAATTACGTTGTTGTTCTCGTCTTTGGTGTCAATACCAAAGACGCTTGCACCCTCGCTGTTCTTGTCGAACAGCACCCATAGTATTGCATCTATGACGGTTGTCTTTCCTGTGTGGTTCGCTCCATATATAGAGGTTACCGTATCACAGAAGTTAATAGTTTTTTCACCTAAAACCCCTTTGAAGTTCTTTAAGGTGATACTGTTGAAAATAATTCTCATATAAACGTTGTTTTTGTTTGTTGTCGTAGCTTGTGGCGGAGTCGAACCGCAGACCAAGTTTATCCTGCACCGTGCAGTTCACAAGCCATATAAAAAATGTGCGACCCTCACAGGCTGCACATTGTTTGGTTTATCGCTATAAACCAGTTGTTACATAAGTTCTTTACATTATGAAACTTGAAAAAAGACAAGAACTCTCTCGAGTTCAATTTTTATTATGAGAGTAATTCATTATAACTTTAAATTGTTAAAATAAAAACTGCAACTACTTTCACAAGCGGTTGCAGAAAAGTCAATTAAATAAAATCAAAAACCTAAACCTAATAATTAACCTATGGAAAACGTTGTCAGTGCCTTGCGTTCAATTCGATTGCAGCACCCTGATTGTGCGACGCAAGGCTATGTTTTGTTTTGTGTATTCTTTTTCTATCAGATGTAAGCGTTTTTCTTCTTCACAAAGTGCTTTTCAAATAACCCAACCGCCACGCAGCATTTGGTAAATCCTCACGTATATATGCCTATTCGTACCCAGTAAGCTTTTCCGAATTGCGAACGGCACTCTTTTTCCCACCAACGCAGTACCCCGGTTCACCGCAAGATGAAAACGCAGCAGGAGAGTTTATACTATGAAGTGTTTTTGCCACATTGACGGCAGATTGCTTTACTTCTCTTTGTGTTTTACAAGAAGTGTGTCTTACGTCCAACAGCTATATGTTGTTTTTGCTTATGCGATACAGACGCCAACCCTGCATACTTTCTACGCTATGACGATTTTGCGTGCCATATAAGCAAATAAAGTTCTTTTCATTTCTTGTCTTGCAGCTTGCGAAAGTGTGGTTAGCACTGACTTTCTGCAAGATTGTGTATCAATAAGTCAAAGAACATTGTTGTAAAGCGGAGAGAAGTGGGGTCGAACCACATACTCTATTCAAGTACCAGCTCCTTAGCAGGGAGTGCCTCTCGCCGTCAAGGTTTTCTCTCCATACAGTTTTTGTTGTTGAGGAATGCTGTCAAATCCTCTTTTTTATATAGGGTCTTGCGCCCTATCTTGTAGGTTGGAATGTCAGTGCGCTTCTTAAGGTAGCTTTCTGAATACCCTATGAATTCTGCTGCCTCCTTTCGTGGCAGGAACTGACTGGTATTCCAACCTAATTTTTCCAATACCTTATTGGCAACTTTGTCGGCAAGTATGTTTGCCATTTTGATTGCCAGTGTGTTAAGCTCTTTTGCTGTCATAGGCTACTCCTCAATGGAAATGCCCGAGCGACCCACCCACTTGCAAGCAAGGTAGAAAAGTATTGCCGATACTCCCATATGGAGAACCTTTGATGTCAATGCAAAGGCGAATACCATTGCGAAAGTTGCGAGTACTGCGAGTATCGCTAACTTCTGCTTTGTTGTTAATGCTGCGAACTTGTCGAGCAAAAAGATTTGTTTTAAGTCTTCCATATCTTTTTTTGTTTAAAAACAGGGGGCGCATTTAGGGAACAGTGCCAATTAACACCTGCGCCCGACCTGCTGTTATATTGCTTCTTTTGTGTTTCTTAAAAACTTGTTTACAAAGTACACTTGTCCTTTGCCTGTTACTTTAGAAGTGATAGTTGTATGCATCACTCCATTGTTACCGCTGCGAGTGCCTTTCTTCAGTTCAAATAACCCCATTTCAATATACCGTTGATTGGGAATGTTGTAACGTTCGCCCTTTGTACCGAGGTAACCGTTTTCACGGAGCCACTTGAAAAGGCGTCGTTCTCCTATTGGATAGCCGTTTTGGTTTATAAGCTTTGCAAGTTCACCTATCAGGCACGAAGATGCAGGACCGCTTACCGCTTGTGTGAATGTTACTGCAGGCTGTGCTGCTGCAACTTTGCGCTCTGCTTCAATCCGCTGCTGGCGTTCCTGTTTCAAAGTAGTTGCAAGCTGGATAAGGTAATCGGGGTCTGACAATGTTTTTTCGATGATATTGTCAGCCATATACGCACCGTGCTTTCTGATTGTGGGCAACACCTCGCTTGTTATCCATTTGCGGAACTGCTTTGCTTCGGGCTTGCGGCTGTCGAGAATGACATCGTATAAGCCGTCCTCGTTTACGAAGTTTGCAACTTGCTGTCTGCCAAGGTTGTCAGTGATGGGGTTATTTGAAATCACCCCATCGTCAAGCCGTCTCATTACTGCCGACGGTTGCAAATCCAACGCCTTACACACATCTGCAAGGCAGAACAATGGACTTACCTCTGTGCCTGCTACTCGGACATTGCCGAAAGAGGGGTTGTTGAATATTTGAATTGCTTGCATATTAGAACTGTTTTACAAAACCTAACTCTCTTGCTTTTTGGCGCACCATATTCTGCATATCAGAGTCGCATTTCCAATGCATTGCATTGTATATGGTTGGCTCACTCACCCCAAGAATGGCTGCGAGTTTCTTTTTTGCACCTTTTTTTAATTTTATGGGTTTTCTATTTGCCATATAGTATTTAATTTGTATATTTGCAGTCTAACCATTAAATATCTGAATGATATTGTTTGGTTATCTGTGTTGTTGCGGTGCAAAGGTAGAATAATTAGTTCTATTTGCAAAATAAAAATAGAACAAAATGTACACAAATAAGCCTATTTATATAATGTCTAAATAGTAATATTTATGAAAGCTACTGAAAACAAAAGACTTATAGACGTTATTTCTTTTCTTAAAAGAGAACGAATTATATTCAATGAGAGTGATTTTGCAAAACAAATAGAAATTGGAAAATCATTCCTATCTGATATTAAGGCTGGAAGAAAGAGTTTAAGCGAACAAATAGTTCTAAAGATATGTGCTTTAGAACCACGCATAAATAGAACTTGGCTTTTAACTGGTGAGGGTTCTATGTTTACTACTGAACCATCTTTGGCTGGCTTCAACGAAATGGAATACACTCGAGTTCCTTTGCTTCCCATATCTGCACAAGGTGGCTCGCTTAATGACTTTGTTGTTTCTGTCAGCTTGCAAGACTGTGAAAAGATAATTTCTCCTATAAATGGGGCAGACATTGCAATAACAATATCGGGTGATAGTATGGCAGACGAATATCCGAACGGTAGCATCGTTCTTGCAAAGCGCATAAACGAACGTGCCTTTATAGACTGGGGTAAGGTTTATGTACTCGATACTTGCAATGGGGTGGTAGTAAAGACGCTTACACCATCAGAGAAAGAAGACTGCGTGCGCTGTGTATCAATTAACCCCAATCCGATATATGCACCTTTCGAGGTTGCGCTGAATGATATTTACGGAGTATATAGAGTTATGTTGTGTATGGCAAAGAAATAAAAAAATAATAAATAAAGTATGACTTATTTTCTACTTATTACGCTATTATGGTGTCTTATATCCGACATACAAAACGATTGGAGATTTCTTGAGGAATCTACTTTCAAGGATATTCTGTTGTTTTTTATGTCTTTCGGCCTATTATTTTTGTTAGCTTTCTTTATATGGGGATTTTTCATTACTGAATGGTGGAGATTATTGCTTTGGGCTATTTGTGGTGTTCCGTTGTCAATTATATTTAACCTTATTCCAAGTTTTCTGCTTCCAAAAGAAAGCATGCTCGTTGTCTATTGGAGATTGTTTACTTTAATGGCTATGGTAGTTGTAATTGTTTGGACGTTTATCTATTTATTGAATCTTTAAGAATTATGGGAAATCTTATTATAGGGGGAGTTATAGGAGTTATGGTTGGTTTAATTTACCTATGGGTTAAAGGATTTATAAAAGCTCTAAAAGACCCTGATGTGCACGAGGCTTCAAAATTGAGAATGTCTGTGTCGCACTATAAAAAATACAAAGAAATGTCAGAGCAAATACAGTGCATTTACAGAGAAGAAGGTGTAAATTATAAATCGGACGAAAAGGTTAATGATATTATAATGCAAGCTCCGAATATGAATGAATGGAGACGCTTTTCAGAATATGATTGGGAAAAATCGGCTAATGACTTTAAATCGCGTTATGAGCATTTAGAAGATTTTATTAACAACAAACAATAATCAACTTATGAAAAAATTACTCACAACAATTATCTTAATCTTGTGCTGCGCTACTTTGCAGGCTCAACCACCATCAGTCGCAGGCGTTCAATTTGGCACAAGCTACGAACAGGTAAAAACTATCTTGGACAAGCGGTTTAAAGGTAAACTCTATACTTGTAAAGATAAAGAGTTACTCACTTATTCTAATATTGATTTTGCAGGTGAAAAATTTAATTTTGTACAATTTGAGTTTGAAAAAGACGCAAAGTGTTCTTATTTGTGTGGCGTGTTTTTTATTAAATCTTTTAATCCCTCAAAAAGTAAAGATGCTAAAGATATGAGAGACAGATTATTTGAGGTATATAAAACAAAATATAAATTTCGACATGAGGAAACAGACGATGATGGCTATAAAAGCTATGCATTGGGGTATAATTATTTTAATCGGAGTAAAGCTTTTATTCTTATTTCTACCACAAGGTTTGAGAAAAAGCTATATACGACTATTACGTATGCCTGTAAGGGGTTTATAAATATGCAAGACGAAATATAACATTTTATGAAAACATTAATTCTTTCCGCCCTTGCTTTCGTATTAAGTGGGCAAGTAAACACCGAAGCAAAGACCAAGGAAGCAACAGTATACATCTGCACTGGTCCCAAAGCAAAGAAGTACCACGCAACACAAACTTGCCGTGGGCTAAACAGATGTTCGGGCAGCATCAAGCAGCTTTCCATGAGCAGCGCAAAGGCAAAGGGATTTACGCCTTGTCGGATTTGCTACAAGTAGTTTCAAAATCGGAAGCAAGGAGTGATGCCTGCATCTTTACAACTTTACAAATATCCCTGCAAGTTCAATGGCAATAATTATCAATATCAGCATTGATAATAGTTGCAAAAGAAATGTATCTGATTTATTATCCATATTTTTTCTACAAAGTTATATAAAAAAAATAGAAATGCAATATTTCATAGTAATATTTGGAATAGATGACAAGAACATTCATAAAAAATCTTTGGCTGCTTATGAGAACTGCCATGAGATAATGAATAACACTTATCTTCTTGAAATTGCCGAAAATGACACCACGAGTGTAAGTGTGAGAAACAAAATATACACTTCGTCGGGAATAAGAAGTTTGGATGTTATGGCAATACGCTTTGATTTAAATTTACGAAGTGCTTGGGCTTTATCTAAGAAATCAGCAGATTTATTAGCAACAATTTACAAAACTATAGAAAATGGCTCGGAAGAATAGTTCATTTGGTGATACTAACGTTAAAATTATTCCTACTGACACTATAAAAATCTATCAAGTGCAAGAGAGCGAGTTGAACGAATTGGAAAAGGGTAGCAATTCAGACTTGTATCTTGAGATTGCAATATCCTGTTTTTCCATATTCTGTTCTTTTTTGACATCTCTGCTAACGGTTCCTATAGATGGAAAGCCTTTTATCATCTTTACTGTGATTGCAATAATAACTGTAATCACAGGTTTAATTTTGTTATTACTGTGGCATCGCTGCCGAAAAGAGAAACAGGGCGTTATAAACAAAATCAGGTCGCATGAAGAAAAAATACAGGGTTGAGGCAAAATAAAGCGCTCTGACAGCTTAAAATATTTCAAACGGTACAATTATCGCTTTTTGGTTTTAAAACGCTCACAAGCAAAATAAACAGCCAATCTGGCGAACTACCAAACAAAACAACAGTTCGGTAAAATGAAATGCAGAGCGATAACAGAAACAAGACAAACAAGAGCAAGTATGACGTAAAGAGCCTGCAAAAGGCTGCCGATGATACCAAAAGACAAAATAAAATCATAAATAACAGTATTACAGATAGTTGCACTAACACAACTTAG